TGTTTATAATTAACTGGCTATCAGCAAAAATAAACGCGCCGTTTGCGTCAGCGTTTCTAAAATGACTATTGTTGATTATAGTCATATCACAAAATGACTTAACAAATAGGCTGGTTCCGCCTGCGCGACATCTATCAAAAACCAGAACCGTAGATCGACTTGTAGCGTATGATACAGTGTCAACGCCGATCCCACAGTTAATAAAATCGCAATCAATATATCTAATAAGATTGGTGTCTATGTTGTTTGTGTCCCACTCAGTTGCAGTGGTAAAACCAATCCAATTTAAGTTACTAAAAATTGTGTTGCGTGCTTGCTCAATGATAAAGCACTTAATGGTAGCAGGATTTGCACCGACAAAAGTTGCGCGCCCACCCATCCCTGAAAGAAGAAAATTAACTTCTGCGTTAGGGACCGTAATGGTTGATGTAACTAAATATAGACCGGCAGGAAAACATACAGTTATTGATGATTGCGCCGAAATCGACGTGTATTGGATAGATTGTGCGGCAGAAGCGGCATAAGAAATTGCTGCCTGAATTGCTGCTGTATCGTCAGCCACGCCATTGCCAACAGCGCCGAAGTCCTTAACGGAAACGGTCTGAGACAACCTATCGGCTACCATGTACCCGCTGGTTACTGCACCAGTAAATGGCGGATCGTATTCAATGGCCGCAGAAAAATTAGCGTTGACCTGCGATGCGCTGATGAGCGTTCCAGAAGTGAAGATATATGGTACTGCCATCGTCTAACTCCAAGCGGAAACAATAGTACTCATGCCGGATTATCTACCCCACGATTTAATTCGCGCACTTCGCAATCAAGTTCGTATAAAATGCTAATGTTTGATAAAAGGTTTACAGTTACATCAACAGTCCAATAATAATCACTTCCAACCAACCCGCTTGTGCCTTCTTCATCTTGTTTATCTTTAAAATGATAAATTGGATTGGCAAGAGTAACGCTCCATCCATTAATGTCTGTGGTTAAAGCAGTTGTTTTTTGGAAGTATATTTGGTTTGTTGGGTATCTATTAGCCGCAACATCATAAACAGTTTGGCTTAAACCGGTATTTCCTTTTGCAATAAAAGTTAATCTTGTCCAAAACTGTGTCTGTGCAGGACTGTTACCTGTTTCTGTATAAAGTTGCAGTGTAAATGTTCGAGTTAAAGAACCCGTAGCAACCGTTTCCCTCCATAGATTTGGAAGATAATATCTTCTTTGAGGCCAGCGACCAACATTTTTTGTCCAAATGGGTTGGAAAGATCGTGTGTTCTTTTGCTTCCCAGCATACCCACTAGGACCACTAGAACTGTAAGGTGTATAGGCGCTTGTATTTACAGGCGTTGGAACAGTGGCCGTTGTGTAAAGTTCAAAGGTATTTGCGGTTACATTTCGAGCAGTAAACACAACGTAATTAACCTCAGTCATTCCTAATACAGCGGTTAAACGAACAAGGTCTCCATTGCTCAATCCATGAGCAGTAGATGTTACTACACCCGGATTTGCATTTGTTATTCCCGTTACAGCAGTGGGCGTTCCATTATAACCAAATCCCGGCTCCCAATATACAGGTATAAGTCCGTTATTTGCAAATGAGCGCGTGCTCTGTTCTCTTGATAATCTGTAACCCGGCGAAGAAAGATTATTCCCGTTTCCAATTCTTATTGAGCCAATACCAGTTGAACCATCAAAAAGTGCAATGTCAGGAACATCGCAGTCATTTATTTCAATATCTCCGATTGTCTCTCTATTTTGAATAATGGCTGTTGTTGAATTAAATCGAGTGATTCTTTTTTTATATCCTAGCGCCCAATCGACATAATCGGGCAATGGTTCAATACCGTTAGTGTTAGACCCTATAACTCCATCAGGACGACTAGCAGAACAATCCTCAACAATGTCCCCAACACTACGAAGGTCTAAGCCAAAAAGACCATCACGAGTTACAGAATCGTGAACATTTTTAAATGTGTTCCGTATAGATGGGTGACTTTGAATTACTCCGTCCGTGTCAGAACAAACACCATTAATATACAATGTATCTTGCGCCCAAGTGTTGGCGTCTAAATGCCTAACTTGAAAAGCCGTAAAGTTACTAACTGTCGTGTAACGTGATCCTTGAGTTATTTGTGGTGAATACCTTGATTTTATAAATTGAACATTATTAAACAATGTTCTGTCACAGCTTACAGTATAAAAAACGTCAGACCAGCCAGTTATCCACCCACGAACAGAACCAGAGAGGCTGGCGTTTTGCCAAGCACTATTTGAAGTTCTTATTAAACGAAAAAAGTTTCCGCCCGCATTCCCTCCCGTGTTTCCACATAGGATATTTACGCCACTGGCTTGAACGCCAAAGGGATTTGCAAAATCAATTCTTGTTCTATAGAGTGGGGCTGGTGCTGGTGGTAGTTCTTCTACGTTGAAGAAGAAGTCCAACGGCTGGTCAAAATAAATTGTGTTTCCAACAATGGATACGACTCTGCGAACGCACTGCTTATCATAAGCTGAAAAAATAGAAGTAACTGCAGTTAGTGTATCAATGTGAATTAAATCGCCTTCAGCTACACCCACAGCACTTACTACATCCATGTAGCTTTGACCAATAGCAAGATTAGCCGTAAGAAAAGTTGTTGCTTTTACTTCATTTTGAATAGTAAATTTGTCATTACTAGTGGCAAAATACAAAGTAGCGTTACCATCACCATACAAAAACTTATTGTTTGGCAGGTTATAAGTTCTTATACCTTCTATGCTATATGTTCCTGCTGGAAAATAAACGCTGTTTGAAGCGTTTAATGCTTTTTCAATCGCAACCCAGTCGTTAGCAATTCCATCCCCAACAGCGCCAAAGTCCTTAACAGAGACAGTTTGAGATAGCTTATCTTCTACCGTGTACCCGCTAGTTAATGCATCAATAAATGGCGGATTGTATTCAACGACCGCAGCGAAATTAGCGTTAACCTGCGATGCGCTTATAAGCGTTCCAGAAGTGAAGGTATATGGTACTGCCATCTTCTAACTCCAATTAGCCTGATTCCAGAAGGACTCGTCCCAAATCCCATAGGGACCAAAAATACCGACATTGCTAATCCCTGTCTGCGGTATCTGGGTGAAGCCGTATGGGATACCAACCAGAGCCGTCACCATATTTGTCGTAGAGGTGAGCAAAGATTGGGGAGGTATAGCTGTATTTGTTTGATAGGTAAATGCTGTAGCTGTCGTAACTGTGATGCTGTAAAACCCGCCTGCTTTAGGGGTGAAAAGACCATCAACAGAAATCTGATCATTGGTTGAAAGGCCATGAGGGGCTGCGAATGTGACTGTGATTACATCTGTGCCAGCAGCGTTAATCGACAATGGATTAAGCTTTACAGAAAATTGTTCATTATCAATGAGAGGCATGACGGAACCTTGGGTCGAGCCAAGCGGGGGGCCGACCTGCTGCGTCAGTAAATTTACCCCATCCTCAGTTGTAAGAGTTACGTTAACAGGTATCGGTATGCCTGTGGTCGGATCAATAATGGACGGCGCTGTAACTGTCTGATAATCGGTTTCAGCCGTCTGGAAGTCCTGCACACGGGCATTCATGATTGGATCAGGGTCAGCAGGAAGAACAATAGCCCTTTGCTGCTCTTGAGGATCGTCTAAGCAATTATTGCACACAAGAATGCGAACATTCTGCATGGTTGGGCCACGCCAATCAAACTGCCATTGAAGATTGACATGGTTGTAACGAAACCCGCAGCGGTCACAAATTGCATGCGCTTGAGGGCCTGATGAACTTGTTTTGGCCCGACCTGACTGTGAGGCATATGCCATATCAGATTACCTATAATAGCCAGAAATCATGGGTGTGATGTACGTTGGCGCGTTTTCAATGTTCTGTTCAACAGCAATTAAATATGACTCATCAGCAAGTGGCTTAATAAGCTGCACCTTCTCAGGTGCCCAGATCATGGCCAAACGCTGCGCGAGGGCGTAAGCAAAAGCTTCATAGAAATAAACAGGCAAGCTGACCTGCATACCATTTGTAAAGCCTGCGTCATCGATCTGACCAACCTGATAATAGCTCAGTGCCGTCTGAGTGCCATCAGGTACAGGCCAAAGCGTAACATTGCCACTAAGTAAGCGGTCTTGCCAGTATGTGGTCGGAAAGCCCTGCTGTTCTTTATTTGCGTAAGAAGCATATTCTGTGCGGCTTATAGGAAGAATTAAACGGTTTATGGACTGTTGTGTTTCACCAATAATTGCCCCGACAGCCACTGTCTGAGAGGTGCTTACGGTCCATGTCGAGCCTGATCCGGATAAGATCTGCGTCCCTTGAATTATGGCATTGCCTGAGATCATCATGCCGACTGACGGAGATCCGCTTGTAACGGTGAGCGTTACGCCACTGATCGAACCCGTTAACGTTACGCCGCCTGTCACGATATATGTATCGAGCATGGTGATGTTGTTGGTCGGAACATTGTATGTGGGCTGACCGGCGACCAGAGGTATACTCTGGCGCGTGACTTTCCAAAGGTTTACGCCCTGACTACTCCAGCGACCCAAGAGCATATTTGCAGCCATGCGGGCCGACTCCATATGCTCTTGGAGAATTGCTGTGTTGCGGACGCCAATCAAATTGTAAGCATAGAGCGTCATCTCGCCCAGAGATGGGTCGAAAGTATACGTTCCGCTTACATTTGTTGGGTTTGACATACTTTAAAGAGCGCCTTCGTTCTTGATGTAGACAAGTTGGAATTCAGCGGTCACACCAGAACTTGCCGCTGAAGAAATAGCCCGAATTTCAATATCAGACTTTTCAGCGACAGCGATGGGGTACTGAAACGCGATCCATCCCTGAACACCGTTGGAAACGCGAAGCTGCGAAATAGTGTCAAAAACAGATCCAAACGGCCTTACGCAAAGAGAGACAGTTCCATTTGCGGTTGCAGAAGCATTTGAATAGCCTGATGCGTACCCTGTCAGATATGCTGTATATCCGGCAGGGACAGTCCAAATAGCTGCGGTTGCGCCATTGGAAGTAGAATAAACGCTGTAGATTACGGCTGGAACACCAGAGGTTACCGTTCCTGTTCCAGCATATATTGAACCGGCAGCGGCTTCCCCAGTTCCTGCCGTTAATACAGCAATGTGAAAAACGCGAAGGTAGCTGTTAACGGTATTAACGGCTGTCTGGCCATTGAGTGTCACTGTCTCGCTAATCTGGTTATAATCGGCATCCAAGCCATCAATTAAAATGGTGCGGGCTCCAGTGCCAGCAGCGGCATCATTTGCGCTGCTGCTTGAAATCTTCATAACCGAAGCTGTGGAGAGATAGGCGTAAACCGTGTTTTGGTTCCAAACAGTTGTGTAAGACGTTCCAACGCCACCGCTGATCCCAGAAATAAGTTCATTCGCGTGTCCGGTAATCTGGCCACGGGAGACCTGAAGCTCAAAAGGCTCGTTGCGGCCTATGCGGGTGATAGATTGGTTAACTACACCAGTAGTGTTGAAGGTAGTCATTCCAAGGTCCTTTTTAAAATTCTATAGTGTCAAATAACATTTCTCAAGACAGAAGACTAGCACTTCACGTCCCATCTTTTAAGCGCCAAATTGATCCGGCTGTTTGGATCGTGCGCTGTCTTGGCAGAGGTAAGCTTTTCCTTCATCCCGCACATGCGTGAGCGAAAGTTATCGCGCCTATCTGCTGCCGCAGGGCTGCGATCTGCTTCCTCAGCCGTTACAGGACGCTTAATATCGCGTCCTTCTGCACGGAGAGATGCCCGCCCTTTTTCATTTAATCCACCAGAAGGAGATTGACCTTCTTTACGTTGCCAAGTGTCTGACATTCAGTCCTCCATAAACAAACGGGGGCCGTTAAGCCCCCGCCCATTTTTTCAAAAACAGCCCAAAGACTATTCCATGTTTCCGTCAGCTTTGCGGCCCTTGGCAGGCGTACCGGCACGGGCAGACGAAAACGGACTTGATTCACACGAACCACCAGACTTGCGGGCCTTACGACCAGCATGCATCTTAGCATCTCCGCCTTCAGCCATCCCACCATAGTTACGCTTGGTGCGACCGCCGTTTTTGCGCTCTTCAGCCGCATTAAAGATGCGGTCTGCATTGTTGCGACGATCTGGCTTATCGCTCAGATCCTTAGCTGCTGAATTTACGCCACCATCGGCGCGGTATTTACGACCTTTCATATTGGCCTCCTTATGCCTGTGTGACGCCAAACAGTCCCGTTACGGAACTGATATTGTAAAGCGCAGGTGATTGACGAACGATTAAACGGTTGGTTCCGGTTGAAGCAGCCGTCTGTAGTGCATAGGTGCCGCGAACGTCACCCGTTGTGGTTGTAGCCAGTGTAGTTACAGCAGCCGTATAGCCAGTTACCGAAGTCACCAAGTTTGTGGCTCCAGTTCCGGGATATATAAACGTAGCATTGCCAAAATAATCAGAACGTAGCGGAAGACCGAAAATATCAGTCGTTCCAACCGAATACGATGTGGTCGCATCAGTTACGGACGGAGTTACAGAGGTAATGAACTTAAACGCCTTCTTGCCGTTGACAGTGGTGCCGGAAACCGAAGTGGCTGGGACGGTAATCGCCTCAGACATTGGGTAGCCATATATGTCGTAACCAACCACCGTAAAGACGTTGGCGGTGCCGACAGTGGCAACACTGGTAGTGATAGACACAGCACGGGCGGTCAAAGCCATTGGGTTCCAAAGCTGAATGGTGCCAGCGGAGCCAAACGGAGTACGTTCAGCAGCGATAGCGTTCAGTGTGGAGTTGCCCAAAGAGGCGGAGATTGTAAGCTGCGAACTACTTGTACCAGCAGCAACAGGAGAACCGCTAACAGTATATGAACCGGTATTGCCGTCACCAGAACCGCCATCTGTGGCGTTTACAGTTGGGCCGTAACCGATAATCTTTGTGTTAGCAGCGATGCCTGTACCACTAATAACCATACCAACTGTCAACTGACCAGCCGAAGCAGCAGAGACGATCAGGATGTTGCCAGCAGTGCCGCTTGTGCCGTTTGAAATGTAGCCTGTCACCTGAGTGAAGGAATCAATTCCAAGGAGGCCGGTTACGGTGGCACCAGTGTTAGATTGGACAATGCTCTGGGCAACTGCAATTCCGGTTGTGGCCGAAGAAGCAGATACCAAGGTCATTGCTGTGCTGGCAGTTGTGTTGGCAGCAGCGGCAATAGCCGCAACAGCCTTTGTATAGGGCAGGATGTTTAAACCCACCACGTCCTGTATGCCAAGAAAACCAGCAGTAGTAGAACCGAAGTCTTGACCGGGCGTGTATGAAAATGGGATGCGAGGATCTAAGATCCCCGCGCCACCAAAAAACAAAGACGGACCGATTTCTGGGTTGTTATCAGCCGACTCATATGGAGACTGACCAAAGCTTACCAGAGGACCAGTAAAAGCAGAAATAGACATGAGTTATCTCCTTTCTATTCCTAAATTACGAAGTCGGGAACGAACCGAAGATCGAACGCCAGTTGTAATAGCCAAAGCTATAACGTTCGTAACCCTTAACCAGAAGGTTATCGGTTACAAAGTCAACTTGCATATCTGTCTCGAACTTGACGCGCTCCATGTACGACAATCCATCGATGTTGGTCAGCATGAACCAAGCATACGCTGAGGTGAAGAAGTCGTTCACCATGTAACCTTCAGGAATACCACCTGCGGTTGCCATGATGGCGTTCACATCATTGTCGCTTGTACCCGGACGCAATTCTGTCTTTGTGAGACGGATTGCAACAGGCTCAAGCTGTGGAGGAATGACCAACTTACGGCCACGGGAGAAGGTCTTTAGACCTGCCTGATCACGGAAGTTTGTACGGATTGCAATCATCGCATTAAGCAACGTAGCTTCGTTCAGATCGACATCAATCGCTGGCTTGTTGGCAACTGTACCACCATCAATAGGGTGAGCAGTTGAACAAAGAGCTACACCGTCACCACCGATAGCACCATTGTAGGTTGTCGCGGTGTTAAAGATGTTTGCGCCATAGATTTCCTTGGTTTGCTGGAAGGATTCAACCAGACCAAGGTTCGACGGATGGAACTGCGTCTTGTACAGGTTGTCATCAATTGCCTTGCGGGTAATGGCATAGCCAAGCGCAATTTCATTGTGTTCCTGATTGTAGATGTAGCGTTCGCCTGCGCCGTTGTCGAATGACGTTTGAGCGCCTTCCGTCTTCAGAGCAGCCAGACCGAGGTAGCGCATTTCTGCGGTACGTTCGAGAGCCATCTTCGAGTCATGCTTTGTGAACAGCTTGTCGTACTGTGACGGAATCTGTTCGTACTTGCCCTCTACCCCACGCAGACCGGGGAGCAGAAGGTCCTTAATTGCTGATAAATTAACAGCCATTTACCTTCTCCTTAAACGCCGGTCAGGGTCTTGGTAGATACGTTGTTGATGGCTACAATTGCGTAATTGTAAGCACCAGCTTCAGTACCATTTGAACCGGGAGGGTTAGTGACAAGACTTACAACCTTAAATGGCAAGGTGTTTGTCGTGGCAAGCGTGGTTTGGTTGATGTAAGCACCAGATATGCCGGTAGCCGTGCTTGGCGTACCATAAGCAAACTGAATGTTGCTACCAATATCAGCAGCAACAAGACCAGTTGAGGTCGAACCACCTACTTGAACAAGGAAGCGCGCATTTGGATCATTGATCACATACACTTCAACGTTTTCAGTTGAGGCAACGTCAGCAGCGCCCCAGTAGTTCGACCAAACGGTGCGCTTCTGCGAAACCGAAAGATATTTGCAGCCAGCAAAAACGCCAGCAAGAATACCAGTACCGGGAGTTTCGGGAGAAACGCCGCCCGTTGTACCGTTCTGATAGATGGGATCACCAAAATACATCGCGCCAGTGTTGTAAGCGCAGAAAGACGCTACCTGTTCATAGGTAGGGGCCGAACCAACGCCACTAGACTGACGGAAGCCGAAAGGCGCGAAAGTATTCGCCATGACGGAGTCTCCTAAGGGAAAGCCCGTTATCGCGCACTGGGGCGATTTAGGACCAAATAAAACGAAACTCCCGCACCGGGGGGAGCCGAAACGCTTTTTAATACTTAATTATGTTTGATGTCAACAGGCAAAAAAAACCCAGCCAAAAATAGCTGGGCTTTCTTCTTTATCTTTAGGTGAATTAATCTTGTGGGATTGGAATTGGTTCGTAAGATTTGTTGATTTTGGCCATTCCGGAATCTTGGTTATTTCGCTCAAAAGTACCGCCCGGAGCCGCATTAAGCTGCTCCTCCTTTGAACGTACTTGAATACGAGCTTTACGATTTTCAGCCTGACGTGCAGCTTCTGTAATTTCAAGCGGACGCTCCATAAGAACCATGCCTTTGCGCTCAATATGGGCAAAGCGACCATTGCTGGGCATATATTCTGGATGGCGTGAAGACGGAACTGGCTCCCAACCTTTTAGCTGAAGCTGGACTTGATATGCCGCATTTTCTTCATTCATGACTGTGCGGCGCTTCCATTCATAGGACCAGCCCGGTGGGATGACGGCTGGATCAACAAAAAATTCATCAATACCATCATCATCCACATTGCCGTGGTTGCGAATTTCGGCTGCACGGCGCGCAGCGCGAGTGCGTGGATCTTCTTCGCGAACCTCAGGCCGAAGCTCCCGGCGTATAAGGATTTCTGGCTCAGGCTCTTCTACAGCAGCGACTTCTTCTACGACTGCTTCAATAATTTGGACATCTTCAACAACAGCAGCTTCTGTTGGGATTGCTAGTTTACGGGGACGTGCCATCATAATTCTCCTTAATTCAACCTACCGGCGCGCTTTAGCGCCAACTTATTTTGTGCGTATTCCTTGGCCGTCATGCCCATCATTTCAGCCATTTCGCGTTCCGCGCCACTCAATGTAACGTGGTTTGGATTGGACGAACCTGTGCCTGATCCGCTACGGCTTACAGGCGCTGCGGGCGGAGCAGATTGACGCTTAGGGGTTTGACGGCCTCCATCAATCCCCAATCTATTTTCGACAGAAGCAAAATATTCATCGGTGTCTGGCGAGATGCCATCAGCCACAGCCCATTCATGCGCTAAAAGCATTTTCTTGTTTAAACGCTGATCTGTTGCATATTCAGGATGCGAACGCACCCAATCAGCAGAACGAGGCGTTAATACTGATGCCAAGGCCTCTACGGGGTCTGAAGGTACAAAGACAGGCGCTGGTGCCCGTGGCGTTGTCTCTAGAGCCTGCTTGCCCTGCTCAAGCTGCATAAGCTTGGCGGCGTTGTCGGACATGGCTGATTGGATCTCAACAACCGAATCATAATCGCCATTTTCCATCGCAGCCTTAAAGTTAGATTTAAGGATTTGATTTTGGTTTTGAATGGTGTCGATAGCATTATTTACAAGGTGAAGGTTACTATCCTGCACCTCATTATTGGCATAATATGCGCTTGTGGTGGCTTCCTGAGCGCGCCTTTCGGCATCCATACGAGCCTGACGCTCCTGCTCAAGCTTCTCTTTTAGGGCATCAAGACCCTCGTCAGGCTCTACAATGCGCCGCTCAGTCTTCTCTACCGGCTCATCTTCAATGATAATTGTTTCATCTTCAGGCTCAGTTTTCTGGATTTCTTCCAGATCGATCTCAATTGGATCGTTCATATCTTCAATGTTCATAAAACCTCCTTACCAAACCATATCGGGTGTCGGGATACGCATACGCGCATTCACATCGTCAAGAACACGGCAATCAACACCATTAATGTTGATGCTCCAGCCATCAGATGGACGGTAAACAACCCAATCATTCATGCTGACATTGACGCCCTTAAACCAAGCATCTGTTGGGTCATCAAAGGCAAGATCTCCCATTTTAACCACCATACCGACTTTTGACTGATACTTGTCTTCGTCGCGGTATTTGTCGGTCAAAATGATGCCCGATTTGGTCTTTTCTGGGCGAATATAAATTGCGAGAAGGACCTGATTATGGAACAGGTCTACTTGGCTAAGGTCCCCAAGGCGTTCAATGAGATCGGCTTTTGGGTCGGTGGAATGATCCATTTCCATCTGCGGCATTACTAAAGCTCCTAACGTTTAGATAAAATATCGTTTACTTCGTCACATAAATTGAGCGCAGAGCGCAGGGCCAGTATGCGCCCCACTTCGTGCTTATACTGCCCAATATCATTAATAGAAAGGCCATTGGCCATGTTGTCGGTCACCCTTCCTATCTCTTCTGAGATAAGCTGCCGCAACTCTTTTTCAAATAGCGTATTGTAATTCATAAAATAATAAGGGGTGGCCCGATTAGGACCACCCCACTCCTGTTACTTTTTATGACGTTGGATTTCCGTTTTCTCCAAGCGACCATCGCCTGACCCAGCGCCTGCATCCATATCCTTGTAAGAGCGGTAAGTGCGACCACCACTCTTGCGAGGCAATGGCGCTCCACCCATTGGCGGAGGACCACCAGCACCCGGACCAACCATAGGCATCTGTGGTGGTGGCATTGGTATTGGCATTGGAGCACCACCCATTGGTGGAGGACCACCATCACCCATAGGTGGCATTGGGATAGGAAGGCCAGCAGGCTTAGGCGGCATGCCGGGAGGTCCCATGTTATCCTGCGCGCCCTTACCTGTTTGGATGACGATGTTGATATTCGTCTTGCCCTTGTTGCGACCACCGGACTTGCGGGCTAAACGACCGCCTGTTGGACGTGTGCCTTGGATCTCACCATCAAGGGATGAGCCACCATAAGCCTTGGCTGTGCGCGCAGATTGCTTAAATGCTTCCGCTGTTGGAGCGCCTTCGCTGCCAACCTTACGCATACGCTCCTTTGAGCCATGCGCGATACGCTCTTGCTTGGCGTGGATGTTGGCATAAAGACCGCCGCCATCCTTACGAGCAATGCGACCGCCCTTTGCTTGGCCCGCTGCTTTCTTTTTGCCAAACAGACCTGCAATCTCTTTACCAGCAGAAATTGCTTTGCTTGCTGTGTCAGCAATCTGACCCATCTTTGCCATTCCGGATGTGCTTGCAGGAAGATCACCAGCAACCGCAAGTGAACGAGGTGCTGAGGACTGCGTTGGGATGTTTAAACCACCCGTTTCGCGATGAGCGCGACCGCCCTTCTTCAAGCCCTTCATGGACTGCTGGGTGTCATGCTTCTTGTCCATCTTGGACTTTTCCCAAGCAGACATCGACATGCCATACTTTTTAGCAAGCTTCTTGTCTTGCGATTCGTCCTTGGCAGAGCCTTCAAAAGCTTTACCGCCAGACTTGCGAGGCATCTGACCCTGCTGCTGATTGTGTTGATAACGCTGATCCATTGGTTGTTGCATAGGCTGTTGCTGCATTGCTTGTTGGCCACCATAATTTTTCGGCAACTCTTGCTGTCGTTCCATATTTTTCATAGCACGGTTAGCATCCTGCATTGCACGGTTAGCAGCACGGTTAGCGCCTCCATCTTGGCGACCATTGCGTGTACCGGCAAGAACTTGCGACACAGACATTGGCTTGCCGCGCATAACATCTTTAGCTGCCTCTTTGGGAGGCATGCGCTTCATTGGACGCGCTTCTGCTGGGTAACCCATGCCAAGTTCTTCATTGGTTATGCGGCGACCGGAACTATCTGTTGGGCGCGAAGAAATATCCCTATCTGGCATGCCGCCAGAAGTCCGCACCATGCCAAGATCTCTGTCTGTAGCGCGGTTACCGTATCTGTCGGTTGGGCGCGTGGAGATGCCATCATCCATTGATCCGCCATTTGTCTTCTTGGCACGACCACCAGCATTAAAGCCTTTGTCTACTACATTTTGTGCATGATCAGTGGCTTCTTCGCGATCATCCGTGTGATAATCAGCTTTAGGCATATATTTGCCATCTGGATCATAATGCTTGATGCGATACTCGCCCCAATCCTGATCTTTGTACACCTTTGCAGTGTGACCCTTTGGTCCTGTAAGCGTTTTAACAAGGCGAAGTGGTGTGGAGTCGCCATAGGTTGATCCACCCTTGGCTTTAGGGCTTCCACCTTTCTTGAGGCCAGTAGCGCGGGCCATACGGGTGTCATTCGGGGAATAAGCAAGGCCACCGCCCATTTCTTTTTCGGCAGTTGCTTTGCCGCCAGATGCAAAAGCGCCTGTGTGCTTTTTGCCTTCACGCGACTCATTTGCTTCGCGGACATTGCGGTTGATTAAGCTATCAGGCGTGGCGTTGGCGCTTCCACCCGACTTGCGTGGCTTGCGGCCTGCATGCTTGCGCGTTTCCTTACCTTCAGCGTTGTTAACAACCTTGCCACCACGCTTAAATTGGCGGCGCGAAATTGGACGCGCACCTGTTTTAACGTCAGCATCCATAGGATCGGGAACAACATAACCAGATGCATCTACAGGACCATTATTGTCTTTGAGCATCCGGCTTAATTTATCGCGCATCATTTTGCGGGCAGTTTTAGCCAGTGCGGGCATTCCATCTTCAGACATTGCATTCTCCATTGGAGTAAAACCCTCGTCAGGGTGTTACCGCAATTGTCGTGCGGCGACAAATTGCAAAATGCCAAACTTTTTACTTAATTGCAACTGGAGAACGCTTCTTTGCGCGCATTGCAATTAAAATAGCTTTATTAATGGCTCCGCCATTGGCTTTTGGCAGGTTTAAAGACCTTTCGGGCGCTTCACGCCAAGAAGTGCCTTGCCTTTTGTGCGCCTCGTCGAGGTGTTGCCCAAATTCTTTTTCAAGTTGCTGCCCAGCAATATTGAGCTTGGCTGATGGATCGTATCCGAGGAGCCCGACCAACCGTGAAATGTAACCTTCCCCATTTTTCTGCGCCTTCCAATCATTCCTATGTTTCGTAATTTCGGCCTCATGGCCCATAACATCCATATCAAATGGCTGAGATTCAAGCATAGCACGAAACGGGTTGCTACGCACCACATTTCCATCTTCGTCTTTTTCGTGGTCAGCTAAGAGGTTGGTAATCTGTTCTTGGGTCTTTTTTCCACCCTTGTCAAAAAGCGCCCGTAAACCTGTTTCACCTGTTGGAAGCGTTATTGGCTGGTAGCCCTTAACGATGCCGTGAGGATCTGCTTCCATGACCTTGCCCCAGAAATCACGCAAAGCGCCGGGTTCAGCAAGGTTGTTGGAGCCCTTTTCGATAAAGTCGAGCGCGAAGCCCTTGGGGGCATTGCTCATTGGCTTCACGCGATTGTGCCAGACCTCAGTTTGCTGAAGCATGTGGCCAAGGGCAGCGGCGGCAATGTCGGCACCGCGCTGCGTTGCAAGTGACTGCGTGACAGCGGCTGGGTTTTGATAGTTTTCCCAAGCCCCGGTGCCATGCACAAGGTTTTGAACATTAATACCAGAAAGCTTTTGTGCGTGTTCCATCGCACTGTCAGCCATTTTCTTGGTAATGTCGTAACGGTCTTCGTCGGGCAGGGACTCAAAGCCCTTACCATATTTTGCTTCCCAAGGAGATCCTTCACCCGGTGAAAGCTCATAGGAAATACGGCGCAAGTTACGACCAAGGCCGGATTCGGAATCCTCCTCAGCGTTACGGGTGAGCTTTGTCATTCCCATCCAGCCAATGGCTTGGATTTCATCAGGCGTCCAATCTTTGCGCCCCTTCCATCCCATCTGATTGAGATGGTCTGTAAGGTCACGACCAAACTGAGCGCGGTTTTCGTACATTGGCTCAGATGGAGATGTGGTCATGTCGATCTTGAGCTTGGAAAGGGCTTCAGGATCATAGCCAAGGCGCGTCAGGTGGTTGATTAACTCTTGGTCAACAACACCTGTGTCACGGGCTGTATGAACGTCCACGACAAAAGGTGAGCCACCATCAGGATGGTCACCCATCCAAGAACGTGTGCTTTTGCCTTCAGCCGAATCGACAAAATCGGAGATTTTCTGGCCAACGCCGCCTTTGATTTCTTTTTTGGCAAGAACTGAGCGCGCAGCGGCAGTCGGGTTTGGCATACCACCAGCGCGCCAAAGCTCCACAGGATCACCGCGATCCATCTGCTCTTGCTGCATGAGAACATTGTTCATGGCACCGGCAGGCGACACGTTTTGCTGGGCCACAAGCCAAGCGCGCATCATCTTTTTGGCGTCAGCTTCCTCAGGGTAATATTTCTGAAAATTACCGTAAATATTCTTGTACCATTGCGATGAATGGTGGATTTCGTCATCATTCAAGATCTGTTCGTGACGCTTGCGCCAATCGTCAAAATTGATGTTTCCTGTTGCAAAGTCAGGAAGATCTGAGCCTTCAGGGGCTTTGATTACTGTGCGCGGGTTCTTTGGCAATCCAGTGTCAGGGCGGGCACCAGAAGCGACCAGTGCATCGCGCTTTGTCTTTGCTTGGAGGCGCGCAGCGTTAGCTTCAGGCGAGAACATAAGACCGCCATTGGGGTTTTCAGCAGCCTGAGGTTCTTCACCCTCCATGCCATCAGCTTCGCCGCCAGTTGCCAAGTGCAGACCGGGCTTGCCTTTGTCGGCTGGATTATAGGCTGCACCTTGCCTAAAACGCATTGGATACCATCCGGTCTCCTTGTCGCGTTGCGGAAAAACAATGTAGCACTTTTTGTCTTTTGCGTTTTTTGTCTCTTCAAGATCGGTGTTTATGTAGCTGAGGCCGACATAACCTTTGTCCCGCATACGTTTACGGAAGTCCTTAACCACTTCACCCATAAGATTTTTGCTTGTTGGGATGGTGGAGGAATTGACAAAAGTTTTAACGTCTGGCCATTTGAACCCATTAGAACCAAGTGGGTCTTCAAACGGCTCTCCGGATTGAAAACCCCTGACATAGCTTTCTATATGCTCAGGGCTTTTACCCATTACCCTCAAAACTTTGCGCGTCAGCTTAGGATTGTTTTGAAAAACATCAGCATAAACGGTATTGTGGACCGCCTGATCATCACTGCTTGCTGAACCTTGATGGTTGCCAAAATCGTCAAATGATTGTTCTACGGGAAAGAATTTTTCATCAGGAAAAGTGTTAAGCAATGCTACATGGCCTTTTGGCTTAAATCCAACCCTTTTCCCGTTAACTTCTTGCTCACCTGTTGTAAAACGTATGTCACCAGAGATATTTGGATCACGCGCAACATGGGGCCCAAGAGCCAAGGCAGTTACATTTGGCGCATTGTAATTAAGCGAAGGGTGGTTTGCTTCAAACATCTCCATGCCAAGACCGCTTGGCAGCGGTGACGATATTGAGTCGCTTGTGGTGCCGTGATAGACAGGATTAGTCAGCGGGTGATCATCAACGCCGCCGCCATTATCGTATCCTTCCACTGCGCCGCCATCAGCATGAGCCGCAAAACCGTTCTTCAGGATGCTATCGCGCATCTTTTGCGTTATGTTTAAAGAAGGTAGCTCTGAGACTTTTGACATATAGTCAGAAGTTCTTGGGTGGCTGATTACAGTCTTGGAAAATTCTGCGTCAGGGTCGTGCATACGGGCAAGCTTCAACAAACGCTTTGGAAGCATTTGATCGTAAAACGTCTTCATGCCTTCGCCGCCAACATCAAGGCTGAGGCCACTTAGCTTGCGCCAATCGTTACTAGAATTCCTTTTATCAAGATCACTGTCATCACCTTGGCGCGAAATTATTTTTTCAGCCATTTCTTTACCAAGAAGCCCAGCCAGTTTATTTTCCGGGATGCTTGACTCGTCATGTACGGTTGAATTATTCCGGCCTGTAGCAATGATGTTGTATGTTCCGTCATCATTTAATTGGTGATGGATTTCTTTGATGTGCTTGCTCAAACTGTAGCGATCAGCTTGTACATCGCCGGGTGTCCAAGACAGCTTATCATGGCCTCCCTGCGCTGCTTCAAGAAGTGCCCGCTTCAGACCAAGATCAACCCAGTTGTCTGTTTTATCAATATATGGGGCGCGCTGAACGCCGCTGCGGGCGCTTTGGTATGCGTCTTTAGCTTCTTTTTGAGCCTTTAAAGCGGCAACAATCCTGTCGTGGTCTTCGCTTTCTGCGGCACGGTTTACTTCATCTCTGGCATCCCTAAATCTTGATAGGGTCTCAGAAATATGGTCAGCATCGTAGAAACCATGTTTGCGGGCCGCTTGGCCCCAATCGCTTTGCAACTCTTCAAGGTGCAAAATTTTGTTACCGTCAGCATCCTCACGGTCCTTTAACCGCAAGCTGGCAGCAATGTTGGGAGAACCGCCAAAATGGTTACCAACACCACCAAAGTCATAATAGTCGCTATCATGTTTAAGAAGGATTTCGCGGTAATTCTTGCCACCGGGTATGGTCCAACCACGATGAAAAGGGTCACCTTCATATGGGTTAGAAACTACTTCCGCTTTTTCGGCGCGATGCCGGTTTATCATTTCTTCGTATTCAGGTTCTTCAAAGTAATTGTAATTGCCATTTTGCCTTTGCTGGATGGCATAATCGCTATATTCTTGGGCATGCCGGTCCAACATTTTATGGCGGTTTGTAGGGAAATCATCGTCGCCATACTGCACTTCAAACATCTGCGGCATATTGTTTTGGAAATGCTCTGCAACCTGCTCACGGGTGATCTGAGGCTGGTCGGCAAATGCTTGATCGTAACCGGAATGTTCTATTTCAGCAGGCTTGACGCCTAGCTTCATCAGCATATCTTTGTAATTCTTAGGGCTATCGGTTTTTTGAAGACCGCCAGCTTGCTCCGCTGCATGGCTGTAAAGGCCAAAGTCGTTAAGCTCACGACCGTCATCATCAAGCGCGCCGCCAGCGGCTCTGCCAATATGAGGCTCGCTTAGATCATACCGACCGCTATTGCCAATGGCGGATTTTATTTGATGGGGTTTAAAAGCAACAAATTCATGCGGGTGGTAATCGCCGTATGAGGCTTCCGTTGCGTCATGAAGTTCATGCCGACTTTTAATATATTCGTCTTTTACAGCATCAAACGCAGATTCATTACCGCGATTGCTAAATGCTTCGTAATATGCATCTTTAGCAGCGTTATGCCTTTTGTGGGCTTCGCTTTTACGATTATTTGCAACCTGTTCTTCTTCAGGATCTTTGATGCCGTATTGATGCATGACAATGACACCGTCATGCCCTGCGTCCATAAGCATCTTTGTCTGCTCTGACGGAAGCCTTTCGCCGTGCCCCTTGCTATTCAGCCTTTGGTTTGAACTTTGTGCAAACCCCGCCTCATTCATGGCGCGGTCCATGTCTGTCGCGCCGCTGGAGGAATAAGGAACTTTTACAATAAATGGGTTTTTTAAAGACAAATGCACGGGCATTACATTAGGACCGTGCTCACCCTCCATGCGATAATCAGACGCAAAATGGCTTGCCCCCTCTTTATGGGGTGTAAAATAATGGCCTTTCCCATACCAGCCTGTGTCAGTGTAGCCCGCATCCATACCCGCATCGACCCGGCGAGGCTTCTCAGTATCAAATTCGGATATGTCCCTGTCTGTGCCGTGATACACAACATTCGGAACAAGCGGGTGGTTGCCTTCTAAAAAGGCATCCAAATTACTTTGACGATCATCAGGCGCACCGCCATCTGCGTAGTCCACACGCCCACCATACTCGCGCACGATGGCGTGGCTGTGTACGGGGTGCTCACGGCCACGGACAAGGATCGACCCTACCTGTGGCCCCAGTTCGACGTTACCACGGGTAGTGGGGCGCAGGCGGGGCTCAGAAGAGGCGTCAGGGTAGCGGGCGAGATCTACGCCATTGGGGAAATGTGCGCCAAGCACATAATGGTGGTTGCCACGATGCTCGACAGAAACAATTGTGTTGGTGTCCTCATGGCCTTCAGGCGCATCTTTCCACTTCCAGCCAGCCTTCTGCTTGAACAGGTTGGTCTTGACCAGCGCACTGCCCTTACCGGGTGTACCCGTCTCATCGACTTTGTCGCGTGAGGCGTGGAAATAAGGCTTGCCGCCTTCACCAATCCCAATGGAAGCTTGCGCGGCTTTGTGGCCGGTGACATCTTCCTTATCCGGCATGGAAAGATACGCACCACCCGGTTTGTCTTCATCCCACATACGCTGGGGCTTGGGGAAGACAGACATTGGATTATTGACAACGTGATCATCGACCTCGCCGCCAGAAGCGTATGTGTGTTTAGGTACATCAAAAGTAAAAGGGTCTTGCAAACGAAAAAACCGAAATGGATCATCGTAATCAATTATGTCGGGCACCTTATTTGTCGGACGTCCGCCCACAGAAAACTTTTGCGGGTAATTCATAGGCATACGCACATCTTGTGTCTGCCTGCTGGTATCGCGTTCAAGAGGCGCACCTTCGCCTTCTTTGAACATAGGAATGGTCCCAAATGCGGGATCAATCTTTGATCCAATAGCCTGAGCAATACGGATTGCCCGTGTTATGGAATCTGGACTGAATTTCATTCCTCAATTTCCTTCCTGATGTCACCAAATGCAGCCTCAGCCGCTTCCACGGACTCAGGATGCGTCAGGATGTCACGCGCAAGTTCCATAAGCTGGACACGCTCACGGCTCTGGCGGTCAAGGTCGCGGTTCTGGTCTTCAGTAGCTGCAGAGGCACCCTTCATCTCAACAGCCTTTGCCCGTGTCTGTGCATCAAGCATCTTGATCTTGAGGTTCTCAATATCCAGCGCAGTTGGCTGACCACCATTGGGATCAGATGCGCTTGCCTTAGGTGCAAATGCGCCTTGCTGGATCTTGGCTTGCGTCTCAGCAACCTTGGCTTGCGCTACCATCATGCGTGCTTCAGAGTCCTTGGCTTGATTTGCCATTTGAGCCTGAGCCTGAATAAGTTCTGGCGGAGGCGATTGCTGCGCCTGCTGCGGAACAAGGAACTGGGATGGATTGTTCCAGCCAATGGCCTGTAATGCGGCAGTGTCGATGGCGATTGGGTCATACATCGACGGGTTGGCGGCTTGAAGTTGCTTCAGGGCCATAATCTTCATGACGCGCTGACCGTGCGATGCTGTGTTGGGGTCAGCTTGCGGAATCAAGTTGCAGTTATTGAGAGCTTCCAAGAAAGTCTTTTCGTCCCAAGGCAGGCTCTTTGAATTGTTGCGCTGCCAGAAGCTTTCTGGGTTGTCGCGGAAGCATTCCTTCAGCAACTGGAATTCTTGCGCTTGCGATGCATGCATACGCTTGTGGACGGCGTTCATAACCTTTGTGGCTTGTTCGATCATCGCAAGCGTGGTGCCTACAGGCGCTTCAGAATTGCCTTCGCCAACTTGTTGCTCAGATGTTCCACCAATACGCATACCGGTCTGGGCCATGTCGCCAACAAGAGCCATAAGGGCTTGGTTTGGCGGCTGGTACGGCAAAGGCATGATGGCGTCACGAATAGGCAAGCCACCCGTCTTTACCAAAGCGCCACCGCCCGGTGGAACGCGAAAGATATTGGTGTTTTGGCGGGCACCAGTGTCAGCCATCAAGAAGCCGGGGAAGTTGGAATACATCCCGGCGTCGAGCAACTCGCGCCACGCAGCGGTAATTGCGTTTGTCGTGTTTCCAAGGATGTTTAGAAGACCAATGTCGTAAAAACCAAGACCCGGAACAAATGTATATTTAACAAACACTTGTCTAGCTTCAGGCAAACCTGTTTCTTTAGAATCGTCGTAGTTACGGACAATGGAAAGGATTTCGCGTGACGAAACGTCGATGGTTACACGGTAGGGGACCTCAAGGCCTGATGGCTTACCCTTATGCTTATGCTCATATCCTTTGATATTAAGCTCACAATAGCACTCATAAATCTCGCGATCACGGTCATCAGGTGCTGAGATTGTGTCAGAGACGCCCTGTTGGTCTTTTTCCTGCCTTTGGAACGTGTCAAGCTTCTGCGGCGAGGCTGTGCCAAGATCAATGTCGCGATAAACGCCCAAAATCTGCAAACGGCGCACAACTGACGGGCGAAGCATGACGCGATGCGTAATACGGCGCGCATTTGCCAAATCTGTGGCCGCGCTATTGACGATAAGGTCATCAGCATCAACGGTTTCGGACACTGGGCGGTTGCGAAGCGGGCAATAATAGATCTTTTTAAAGGATGTACCACCAAAACCAAGCATCAGAAGCATACGGTCCGTATCTGGGTAGTATTCTGTCGCCGTTACGGTCAAATAATGGTTAAAATCGCGCTCAAGGGCGTTTGCGGACTGATCATCCTCAAGCGTGGCATAATTATTGTCGCTTCGGATCTTAACTGGACCGTCTGTTGGCAGCATTTCAGAGCGCGCATTGGCCTGAAAACGCAAAACAGCCTCCAAAAGCAGCGGGTGACGCACACGCGACATGCCTTCAACGGGCGCGCCATCGCCAGCGCCAGCCAGACCGGGCAATTCAACCTTTAAGCCAAGGAGCTTAATGCCATCTGCGCGGTCTTTTACCCAATCCTTACGGCTTTCAAGGTCTTCATCAATCCCGCGCAACAAATCTCCAGAGATCTGCTGCAATTCCATTGCATCAATCTTATCGACAAGGTTCTCAAACCAGCCGGAGTCATCGTCTTCATCCTCATTGTCCACCAATGAGTCGCCATTCATTGAAATGGTGATCGAACCATCGTCATGTTCAATTGAAACAATGTTGCCCTTTTCATCTTCATCATGCTTGTCCGGCTCAGGCGCAGCATCTTCAATGACAATGTCTTGATCATCTGTAGGGTCGCCCATAGGCATACCTTGACGAAGGTTCATTGGGGCAAGGCCGGGACGAGTAGCCATTAGTTTTCCTCTGTTACGGCGTCACGAAGGCATTCCATCTCTTCAACAAAAAGACGCAAACACTCCTGCGCGGCAGAATTATCATCTTTTGCCTTTATAGTATACATACGCTTGTGGTCAAAGGGCTTCTCACCCCAAACGTTAACCTCATACTGCATACTACCAAGCTCATCAACCGTGCAGCTTGCTAAAATCTTATCTTCCATGTCACACTTTCCCAAAATAAAGCTGCTTCAGCTTTGTCAAAAGAAGAAAAACATTCTCATTGAACTCAGCTTCTGCCTCACGATTGTGAAAAAGAACAGGATCTTTTCCGGAAAAGTGATCAATGTGCGTGTCAAGCTCAATTGATAAACCAGTATCATCAATAGGAACCCAGTGTTGGCCAAAAACAGACATAATATCTCCTTAACATGTATAAAGGGGAGCATTCTGCTTCCCCGGATAGGTTACAAGGCTATCAAGCTCACTACGGCGTTCCGCAGAGCGCGTAAGCAAGCCAAGGTCGCGCAAGTGACGAATAGCCATAGACACGGTGTCAACCAAGTCATCGTGCTTTCCCTTAGGGAATTGCCCCACTTGCGTGATTACTGTCTGCGCCCACTCAAGGTCAGGCGCAAAAATAATACCATCTGCAAACAAATGCTGAACCGAATAGAGCCGCGAAAGCTTATCCTGACTCTTCGGATCTGAAAGCTGCACGGCAAAGCCAGCAGACGAATACACACGCCGCAATTCCTGCGCGACAGAGATACCAGCGGCCTTGTTCTCAATTATCAGCTTATCAACCTTCAGACGCTTGCAGGTGTCGGCAACCTTCTCCATCAACTGGTGAAGCTCAAGCCTTTCCTGCCATGCATGCATCAGCATCAGCTTTGGCGCGCCTTCTGTGTAATGGCGCTTCACCTCGTTGGCGCGCCCTTCTTTGCCAAAGGTCTTGAGCGCGGTTGCATTCATATCCTCTGTAAACACGCCCCAGATGGTCATGGCTGAATAGTCGTTGTTGGTGTTCAGCGTGTACGCTGTATCCAAGGACGCAATGATATAATCCATTGGCGGATAAGCGCGGCCCTCCCACTTCAGCCACCAATCAGACTTGATGACACCACCACCAGCAGGCTCAGGGCGCTGCTGTAACTGCCCAGCCGCACCAAATGGCCCAAGGGCGCGCTCAAGGCGGTCAACTTCCTTATCGCCAAAACGGTCAGGCCAAAGAAGTTCTCCCTCCTTAGTGCGCGGATCTTCCCAGCCAATAGATGTGACAAAGGACCGCTCCTTCTCAAAGCGCATGGGCAAGCACAGGTGCGTCCACTCGCTCTCTGTATCATTCTCCAATATGTGGCCGGTGAGGTCATCTTCCGCCAGCCTCTGCTGGATCACAATCATTGCGCCCGTCTTCTGGTCATTCAAGCGGGTGGACATTGTGCCGTCCCACCAATCTTTGGTCGCGGTAATGTTTGCCTCAGAGAAAGCCTCGTTCGCAGCGTTAGGGTCATCGACGATAATGATCGATCCACCTTCGCCCGTAACCTTTGCGTCAACGGACGTGATTAGGCGCTCACCGCGCTTGTCATTCAAGAAGCGCCCCTTGGTGTTCTGGTCGGACGTGAGATCAAACCTGTCGCCCCAGATCTCCTGATACCAAGGCGATTCAATCAAACGCCGACACTTGACGCTATCACGCATAGCCAGAGACGAACCATATGACGCACACAAGAACTGCACACCGGGACCAGACGTTGGCGAGTGATCCCGCTGCGCCCATGTCCAAGCAGGAAAGGCAACAGACGTGATCGAACTCTTGCCCATGCGCGGGGGAATGTTAATCAGTAGCCGCTTGATCTCTCCATCAACTACAGCCTGCAAATGTTCAGCCACAGCCTCAATGGGCCAACCATCTTTCCAAGGCGAAGGGTCGATATGCTTCCACGCGCCTGTTAGAAAATGGTATAGATTATTCTCATATTCAAACTGCTCAATCAGCTTCATTTGCTGGACAGGGTCGATCATGACCCCGCCGCCAATATCAATCAGGCGCGACATCACTCATCTCCACTATGGTCTTCAATGGCCACAAACTCAGCCTCCGGAACCTGATCATCTTTGTACTGCTGCGCCTCGTCAACCGCATCCTTCAGCACATCAGCCAACGTATCCTTTAACAACTCGCGCTGCTCATCCGTCATCAGATACGGATCAAGCGTTTTCTTAATTGGGTCAACAGGCTGACCGTCTGCGCCAAGCATCTGGATTTGGCGGCGCTGGGAAAAGACATCAGGCGCAAGCGTTGCCAGCATAAACTTACCAGCAGCCACAGCTTGTTTGTGATTAGGGTCAGTCGCAATAACGGCCATGTTCTGCGCGATGTTGGCAACCAAGTTGGACGTGCCCACATGCCAATCTTCATTATAGTATTTCTTAATCGTGTTATTACTAAGGCGCATAATGCTGGCAGTCTGCGCCATGCTCAGGCCAACAGCGCGGCACCGCTCAATCATTGCAGCCCGTACCGGGTCAACCTCATGGACGTTCCCGACTCTGGTCAAGCCCCCGTCTGGGCGCATTGCCTTCACTGGGGACTTGGGAGGACTACCGTGCTTACCTTGGGGCATATAAGATCCACATAAATAACATTATGGCCATTATGTAATGCAATTTTATTATCTTGGGAAGACTATACCCCCACCCCCCTTTTTTGGAAATACCCCACCCCCCTTTGTGAGGAGAAAGGCGTACCCCCTGTTTTAGGCACGGAATGTACTTTTTGAAGAAATTTGGCGTATGTCGATTTGTAAGACACTCCCTCCGGTCGTGCCTCCTTGTCAAGTGAAAAAGGGGGGTATACCCCCTCTTTTTTTTAGAAAAAAACACCAAAATGGCGGAAAAGGGCAAAGCAGCGCCCTGCTCTCCGCCGGACGCGCAGCGCAAAACAGTGTCAAGCGAAAAGTGTGTCAAGCATTATTTTATTAGTACCGACTCGGACCTAATGAGGGCACAGCGCGCACGGCGCGCCAGCCCACAGCGCACGGCGCGCAGCGCCGACCGCCTGTCGGCTGGGCCTGTCTCCGATCAGCGCCCTGTCTCCGATCAGCGCCAGCCCGACAGCGGACGGCAGACCGACCGACAGCCTGCGGCTGATCGGCGCGATGCCGACCGCTGTCAGCCTGAGGTAGCTCAGGCGCGGCAGTCGCCACCGCATTGAGAGCATTAACGCTTGACAGCACACAGCCACACAGAGCCACTCACAGGCGCATCTCGCCAATCAGGCTACCTGACTAAGGCCAAGGCGCAGAGCCGCTCTCAGGGCATTCCTACCCTCTCCCAGCAGCAGTCGAGCAACTTGACAAGTGTGCTTGAGGTGCGGACCAAAACGCCGACACCTGAGCGACGATCTAATTTCAGCCCCATGTGCGATTTCGTTTGCATTACAGGCGGACTTCGCCTATAGACTGTTGCAGGGGGCAGAAACCGCCCTCGTTATCTTGGGAGATATCACATGACATACGCAGCATTCATCGAAGCAGTTACGCCTTTCATCACTATCGGCAATGCCCGCGAGTACGCAGCGCAGACAGACAAGTATCTTTGGGTCATTTACAACATCCTCGACGAGGTCGAAATCCGTGCGAACGATGCGCGTGTCAGTTGGGTCGAGGACGCTCTTGAGGCTTTGCTTGCAGCCAATGCATTGGGAGAGGTAGCATGAATTTCAAGATAGCTTTGGAGCGCAAATGCACTGCCACGCAGCAGTGGGACGTGGTCTCGAACTTTCGTTACTTCCATGACGCAGAGGCTTGCGCCAAGCTTCTGAGCAAGCTTGACGAAGGCAGGTATCGCGTTGTCGATCAACGCTGGCCTGATGAAGGCGATGAAGTCACACTTTATGACAATGGGGAGTTTGTAGCATGAGCAATTATAAAGTTAACGTCCGTGACGCTGTGGCTTACAGCCTCAACCTGACGCGCTTCGACTGCTTTGTCGGCGAGATCGTTCGCATCGATACTGGCAAGGTTGCGTACAGCACCAAGTTCTATGAAGAGAAGCGCGCAGCGCACCTTCAGGCTGCGCGATACGTCAAGCGTTATGAGCATCACCTTGCCAAGCATGGCATTGGCTTCGAAGAGCAGGAGGAGCAGCGTAAGGCGGCAGAGCGCGCAGAGCGTGACGCCAAGCGCCTTAATGACCGCAGGGTGCGTGAAGCAGCGCCTGACCTTCTGGTCGCGCTTCAGAACCTACTTGATGACGCCTTAGTCGCTGGCTTGAGCGACAGCACAGTATCCGGCAGCGTGTTCGAAGCACGGGCAGCAATCAAAAAAGCAAAGGGAGCAGCAATATGACCACCACCACACGTCCTTGGGTTGCAGAACGCACCGCTGAGATCAACGCAGACGCAGACGTCATCAGCGCACTTAACGTGGGCGATGGCGTGAGCGTCTCAGTCTGGACTGACGTTGAGGCTTACACCATCATCAAAAAGACGCCCAAAACGATCTGGCTGCGCTCTGACAACGCAGTGCTGATCAACCGCGAGGAACTTGTCTTCCACACAGGTGGCTTTGCTGCACACTGCGAAAACCAGCATGATCAGCGTTACACCTATGAGCCAGACCCAGAGGGCTTCGAGGTCAAGATCACGCTGCGCCGCTGGACCGACGAAGATGGCAACGAGCGCCGCAAGTGGAAGAAGGCGAACAACCGGACCTTCGAAGCTGGCGGCAATGTTTACGCCGGACGGCGCAAGTTCCACGACTTCAACTTTTAACCATCGTACCCTCATTATTTGCTTTACTTATGGGCGGAAATCGCCTACTGACAGTGCAGGGGGCGGGATGGTCCGCCCTCTGCATCTTGGGATTTACGCACATGGCACATTACGCACACATCGAAAACGAACAAGCTTACGAAGCCGCTATTGCGCGCCGGATCAAGGCAAACGCCCGTAAGGGCGCAATAAAGCGTTGGTATGCCCAGCATGCTGACGCGCATCGTATTCAGCATTGGTTGAACGTTACTGGCGAGTTCGCTGGCCACACTGAGCGCGACCCGCGCTGCATTGAGCGTCTCGACCAGAACGATGAGGTTTCATATGTCGAACACAATGAAAACGCTGCTGGTTGGAATTCTTGCGACTGCAAGTGGGTTGCCAACCCTCTCGCCAAGTTCAGCAATACCCCATTCTTGATCAAGCTGCGTGACCAGCTTTGCGAGTGGGGCAGTCTCTCTGAAAAGCAGACACAGGCCGTTCGTGATAGCCTCGCCCGTGCTGAAGGCTTCATCGTCAAGAACAGCGAAGAGCGTGAGCGCCGCCTGACGGCAGACCGTGCTTCGTCGCAGCATGTTGGCACTGTCGGTGAACGCCGTGAGTTCGACCTGACCGTCGAGCGTACATTCTCTTTCAATGGCCAGTTTGGCACGACATATATCAACATCTGCCGTGACGCTGACCAGAACGTCATCGTGTACAAGGGTAGCAAGCCATTTGAGCGTGAAACACAGCTTCGCGTCAAGGCGACCATCAAGGCGCATGATCTTCGTGATGAGGTCGCCCAGACCTTGATCAGCCGTCCAACCATCATTCAAGCTTGAGGAGAACCAGCATGGCACAAGCAACCATCATCAAGAGCAGCTACGAACCGTTCTACTTTCGTCCCCTGCCTGACCAGTACGAAACCATCGAAGCTGAGGACAACAGCAGCCTGTTCGCTCTGTTCTTTCGCGAGTATCATAACCGTTACAAGTACCACAACAGCATCAGCTACAAGCTTGTCGATCCTGACTTGCAGCAAGGCTATCTGGATTGGCTTGGTGACATCAACAACTACGCCGAAAACGGCGGGGACACTTGGTAAAAGGAATTGGATAATGACTGATATTTTTAAAGTAGTTCGTGACCTGATCGATAGCCGCTCCAACGTCCTGTCCGGCGATGCCGTCAACGATGGTGGCGAGTTATATGGTGACAGCGTCGAAAGCCTCAAGGCTCTTGATGAACTTGAACCCTCGCTGCTCGAACTAATCGACGTGTGCTTGGCAAACGGCATCAAGTGCAAGGCTCTTGATGAGGTTATTGATTTGATCAACGGTGCGCCGGAAGTGGATTGGATCGAATGATCGACCAGAGCCGTTCAAATTGACAGCCAATGATCGGCTAAAACTAATCATATTTTGGAGGAAAAATAATATGACACAGATCAACGTTGAATATGCCCGCAAGAACGAGGGCTTTTATTACGGTGACGGCACAGCGGACCTCGCTGAGGCTGTGGCAAGAGCAGCAGCCCGCTATAAGCGTCCAAAGAAGCGCGCTGAGGCTGTTTACGACATCATCCGGCTCTACTCTGCCCGTGAGGGTCAGAAGCCCGACATTGAGACGTTCCTGCGCCCTGATCGTGGAGGCTGGCGCGTCTCTTGGGAGAGCGGTCCATATAGCTGGGCAATCGTTGCAAGCGAAGCCCTGTGCCAAGTCGGCATCTTGGCTGAACCATATTATAATTTCGACCTTTGTTTTTACGCTGAATAGGAGATTTGATTATGAGCATCATCAGAACAAGGCACATCAGTGCAACCGACCATAAGGGCGCTGGCATCAGAGCAACGCTTGGCAGGGAAGGCGTCAGGCTGTCCTATGACTATGCCCTCTCAGGCAAGGAAAATCACCGCCTTGCAGCTTTGGCTCTTGCCAGAAAGCTTAACCTTTTGGGCGAGTGGGCAGACATCTGGGACAACACCCAGAAAGACGGTTTCACCTTCGTCTGCTTAGGTGACGCCAATCCGGCTTTCACCCTTGAGATAGAGATGTATTGAATATCCACCCCTGACGGCAGTTTGATTAAGACTGTTGACATACAGGCGAACATCGCCTACAAGCACATCCAGAGGCAGCATGGTGCTGCTTCGATCAAGACCTTGGGAGGTCCACATGACTACAATATTTGCAAATACCAATGTTTCCAACGTTGACCGTCTTGGCGAAATCAAAGCCCAGATTGCTGACTTACAAGCCATCGAAAAGCAGCTTGTCGAAGCCATCAAAGAGCAGGGCGTTGGAAGCCATCAGGGCGAGTGGTTCGCTGCATCTGTCATCCAGATCGACGAACGCTTCAGCCTTGACGCTAAGGCAGCAGAAGCCAAGCTTCGCGAACTTGGTGTCGATGGTCGCTGGTTCGCCAAGAACCAAAAGCGGACATCCGGCTACGTTACCGTGCGTGTCAATGCGCGCAAAACATCTAAGTAAGTAACGGGGGCTCAGTCCCCCACCCCTTTTAATTATTTTTGGAGATGTCACATGACAAAAGCACTTTCAGGTAAACCCGTTTTCCCTAAGACCGTTTTCATCGTTCAGGTCGCGTATCAGCGTTATGCCTTCGACACTATCGATCTGGCTGCGCGCTTCATCGACAGCGTGTCATCAGCCACGCCTGTTTCACGGGATTACAACGCCCCAGATCGTGAAGATCGTGTTCAGCAATTTTATCAGGAACAAACTGCATCGATTGCCAGCCTTGAGGTTGTCAAAGCTATCATCGTCGATGAGCGTACACCTGAGAAACCTGAGGTCATCATCGTTCACGAAGGTCATTTTGAAGCTTAATCATTCGGGGGTGCATCGCGCACCCCCTTTTTTCGGGAGAATAAATATGTCAGATTTTGACGCAGTAGGTATCGCAGAAGGCTTCATCGAACCGGATAGCAAAGAGCAGTTCATCGAAGCTTGGCAGCATCTGCATGACACTGGCCTTGCATACAGCTTGCAAGGTTGGTTTGGTCGGCAAGCAAAGCATCTCTTTGAAGAGGGAATAATCGTTTGACCTATGACGATCCCCTCAAAGCGACAATCTATCGCGCACACATTGCTCAGGGATTTTCTGACGCCAATGCTCAAGAGGTTGTTAAACTAACGATGGCAACCTTGTCAGCCGTGTCCGGCGTCTTCATCGACATTGAAAGCGTTGCATCCTGCCTTGAAGTGCGTGTTGCATCCGTTGTGTGCGGAAGCCAGCTTGTCATCTCAAAACTAATGGAAATATTGGAGGCAGCAAACATCGCTTCTGATGGTACGCCATATCAATTCGACGGGACCATTCACTGATGACCTCTAAAGAATATAGGGAATTTCTGGCAAAGCATGATCTGCGTCAGGTCGATGCATCATGGCTTTGCAACCAGAGCCAGCGTCAGGGTCGATATTGGGCAGAAAAGGGAGTGCCTCCGGCAGCATCCCTCCTGCTCCAAGCATATGACGATGGCCTCATCCCCCTGACTTGGTTCAGGGGAAAGATATCCAAGCCTATCCCATAAGCATGGGAATATCAGCGATACGATCATCCAGACCCGCTAGACTTGTCGCAAAGGCATCTAGCGGGTCTTTTATTGACTTTTCGACCTTCAGGACCTCAGCACCTTCAAAAAGCTGCTTGGCATGCAAAATGGCCGTATGCTCCTCGACGATCATGGCAATCTCTTCCATCGTCCAGACAACGACCTTTCGACCATCCTTCTGGACGTTCTGAGCGTCCTGTGCGTCCTTCACAAGCACAAGCACCATCCCACTACCCAAAACGCATTCCCATTGCTCTACAGGCTTCCTAGAGGCTCCTGAGGCAATAGCGACCTCATTCAGCTTCCTATAAGCCAAGATCATCTTGCCTGTATGCTCCCTGACCTGTTCCAGATCACCATGCCAAATAGCCTGATTGACCAGATACCTTTGCCGATCAAATTTCTCACGCAAAGGGACAGGCACAAGCATCCGCAACCTTCCAACGCCCCAACGCTCTTCAACGTCATTGGCAACCATCTTCATTTCGTCGATCAGTTCCATGCCTGAAAGTGCAAGGCCGTAAGATGTTTGCCAAGGCGCAGAACCTATTGCTGAAGGTGGCCAACCCTTCTTATCAAACTTTGGCTTTGCCCTGCCCTTTGCTTTTGGTTTGTATGCCATACGTCCAACGTCCTTTTTTATAAATGATTACCTGTCCGGCTTCCGGAAGGTGAGACAGCATTCCGCGCCTGTAAAGGTCTGCCTGATGCACAACCCAATCCAGAACATCTGGATGATCTTTTTTGAGGATGGCTGTGCTTTTGTTTCTTGCAGGGCCATCGACAGACACCCCAACCTGAAACAGGTTCTTGGTCGCCTTCTGATCAAGATAAAGCTTAAAGCTTAACCATCCATCCTTGCACCAGCTTGGCACAACAACCAGATGCCAGACATCTTTCTGCGCCACCAAAGCTTGGCCATCAGTGCGAAGGTACTTACGCCCTCCATACTGGACACCAACCTCACCTTCCCTCGCTTTGCGCCTCGCCATAACTACCCCATATCTAATCGGCCAACCCGCGCACCACGCACCCATCCGGCCATCCAATCGGCACACGGGCAAATCAGCATCAAAAGCATACCAGCATAACCCCTTGCACCTGCGGACTGCCGGAGCGAATGCGAAGGCTTTCCGCATGGGTGCGCCAAAATGCACAAGCATAAAAACAGAAGTTTTGCGGAAGCGCAAACTTCCATTATTACTAACGTAATATGGGGGACTTCCGCAAATTACGCTTCCGCAAATTTATCCTTTGTTTTCAATATGTACGGAAGTCGCTTCCGCAGCTTCCGCAAGACTTCCGCATATGAGCCTCCGCAAGCATTTTCAATCACTTAGCTTCTTTTTGCGGAAGGCTTTGTTTGGGCTTCCGCAGAGCTTCCGCATCCTTTTTGGACGTAAACCGGCCCTTGTCATTGCGCTTTGGAAGGTCATCTATGATAGCAGTCAGCTTCTTCAGATCATCCTTCAAGATGACATTGCCAAGGCGCACTGACCTTAACTCAAAATCCAAATCATCATTTTCTTTTTTCAAAAGCCTGATGCGTTCCTTCTGTACGCGCAGGTCCTGTTCCAAATTTTCAATCTTTTTTGACTGCTTAACGCGCAATTCAAATAGGCTATCAATATCTTTATCAGCCTCCCTCAGTGAAGCCCAAGGGAACAATATGTCTCTCCAGTTCATGTGCATATCCTTTCTATTGCCTTGGTCGCTATTTTGATTGCCCCATCCAAGGTTGGGTCATTGTCAACATTCACGATGTTGGCAATTTCTCTAAGCGCAGCTTCTAACGCCGACAGGCGCTCCTGCTCATTCATTTTCGCTGCCCATGCCATATCCGCTCCTCAGGGCTCCTGTGAGCGCCTCGACGGCTTCTTCGTCACTCAGGGTGGCAAGAAGCCTTAATGCGTCTCTAATGCCCTTTTCCAGAACCCTGATACGCATTGCAGCAACCTTGGCTAATGCATCATCCACCTTGTCGAGGTCCTGTAGGATTTTTGCGCTCACTTGTAATATTCCTTTGTCCTGATCTCGTCCGCCAATTGGCGAAGGTTGTGCTTTAGAAACCAATCCGCAATCTTGTTGCATTCGTCCTCACGCGCCTCTTCAGAAGAGTGACACGTCTCCATGCCTTTGCGGATACCGGCTTCGACAAGGCGCATCCAGATTGTATGATCCCAGCCGCCTGAAGCATAAATCTGCCAGTCGCCATTGTCCTGCTTGCTAGATTGCTCAACGCATATAGCGCGTGCAGCTTTGGTAATTTGTTCGTCAGTCATCTGCTAATACCTCCGGTGCTGGTTGTAAGCCTTCCATGAATTTTGCCCAGACTGCCAGAGCGCCTGTAATGAATGGGCCATCATCCTGCTGACCATTCCTGATCTGGCGGATAAACTCTGGGTTGCCGTGCATCATTTGAACATGATCCGCGACCACGTTTCTAAGTTCTATTAGTGTCATTTGGTCTCTCCTTATCCAATAAAGCATCAACCTGATCAGGCAGCGCATAAATAGCCTCAAGAAGTTCTATCCTGCCACTTTCTTCCTCTTCACCGTGCCTAAGCACCGCTTCGACAAGAATTTGAGCAAAACTTACTTTTGGAAAATCATAACCATCTTCTAAGTCTGCATCAGAATAATCTATTCTGCTAACAAGCACACCTTCGTCAACGTGGACTCTGATGGGGTGACTATATTGTGTCTGCTCTTTTATAAAGTCTTGAAACCAAAGCTTGTGAAGGCTTGACGCTCCATCATTATACCAATCATCAGAATAAGAAGCGTCATTGATACCTTCAAACTCCCTAAGTATTTCATCAGTTGCCTCTTTAATTGCCAACCTGATGCTTTTCTTTGCATTTTTAACTTCAAGCTTCATGCGCTTGGCAATGATCTTGTTATATTCATAATGAAATTGTTGATAAGACATAACATATTTCCTTTTACCTGCGGAGCAGATGCTCCAGTTCTCTTATTGCCCAATGGATGCCTTGTATCTCTACACCCATGTCATGTAGCCCATGTGCGTCTTTGGCATGCAAGAACACCTCAGACATTTCCCAGCAGACGGCTTCGCGCTTACGCAGCGCAGCAATACGTTCAGCTATCATTTTATTTCTCCTTATCGTATGCGTGTAAATGTAATTTCTGAACCCTTTTTGCGCCCAGAGATGAAACCCTTGTTACGCGCATTCCAGTTTTCCGCGCTTTTGCGGATCAAGCCTTCATGCTCAGGCGACTCAATCGGTATGGTGACCGACTCGCCAGCAGCCAACTTGGTGATGGGATACTTACCCGTCCCAAAGGGACGTTTCTTTAGCTTTATTATTTTCGGCATCATGGCCTTCAATCCTCTTGGTTTAAACAGCATAATATGATCCATAACGTGACGGCGCGTCCTGAAGATGGCTCAGGACTTTGATGCCCTTGGTCTTGGTGCGCGCATCGCAAAGGTCGATCTCAATGACGCCATTACGCAGCCATGCATCAATCATCTTTGCAGCCATCTTTTCCTCGACCTCATATCGCGTCATCAGCATGGGCGCATAACGTCCATCGCGGCGCGTATTGGGTTGCGTGGACCAAGGCTTGCCTGCATCCCATGCCTTCGACATGGCATTAAGAATATCTTGGCATACAGGCTTACTTGGCCACTCATCTTCTACCACTATTTCTTCAGGCAGTGCTGGCTCTGCATACAGGCTTGAGTTGCCCGCAATATCGCCGCACAGGACCTCGCGAAGCTTGAAGGACTTCGTCCAGCCATCAGTCGCAGACTTGATCTTCTTTGCGTTAAACTCACCTATCATGACGCCTTCCTCGCGGCTGATCCGGAAGAGGAAATCGGCAGCGCCATCAAACACAGTCGATCCACGCAAATTACCCGCACGGCTTGTGTGATGGACACCCATGACGGTGCAATCAAATGCAAGCCTGATCTTGTCACAGGCCTTGATAAACAGCGTCATATCCTTCTGCAAATTCTCATCTGCTCCGGGAAGTGAGCGACTTACCGTATCGACCACGATGCCCACAGGGACCTCGCCCATCAGCATATCAGAATACTGAATGGTCAGGATCAGGCGCTCAATTTCCCCGTCATCCATAAAGTTGATGGGGACGTGGATCAGGTAGAACGGAATATCCGCTGCACTGATGCCTGTCGCCTGTTCCCATGCAGCGATACGAAATTTGAGGTCGCTCACGCCTTCAGACGAAATGTAAATCATGGGTCCGCTTTTATTGATCTTGTATCCCCACCATTCTTCAAGACCAGCGGCAATGGAAAGGGCCATGCCGATAGTGATAAAGGACTTGCCACATCCCGGAGGTCCATAGAAAAAGCCCAGCCCGTTTTCGATTATCAAGCCCTCAATAAGGTACTTTGGATCAGGCAAGCTGCGGATCATCTTCACGCTCAAAAGCGGAAAAGCCTCAAACTGGGGACGCCAAACACCGTCATCGCCCTGCACCATCTTCATGGGAAACTCAGGCTCTTTAACGACCCCACGCGCTTTTTTTGGCACGTCAGCCGCAATCTTAACGTCCGTGTGCCATTTGGACATGGCTATCAGCCATTTCTTCGTGAATTCGGATTTGCCCCTGCCTTCGCGTTCAAGCAATTCAGCATTGCTTGTACCAGCCTCGACAAGGCGCGACTTAACCGTCTGCTCATACTGGGCAAACGCATCTTCCATCCATTGCTGTGCCTCAGCTTCGCTAAAGAACGGTGCGTCATGTATCTCGCGGCGATGATCGACAACCTTCGCCCAGATCAGGTTCCGCATGTAATCTTCGCGACCATCCACGATCTGCCCAAATGGGTTTATCGCAGTGTCAGGCGAACCTGTTCGCTCACTTGGCCCGACAGACGTGAAATGGCTTGCAAGATCGTCGATAGCCTCAGTCAGCCATGACGGCGCTGTACGAATATCGACCAGCCAAGGCTCATAGCCTTTGATCCAAGCATAATTGACGCCGCTTTCGTGCATGCTTGGCGGCAGGACAGCAAAGCCACCCTGACCACGAATGTCCACGCCAATCGATGTCTTAATCGTCGGCGGCGTCCAGCCCTCAGGCGAACGGAAAAGGATTTGTATGCCGCCACCGCCTGTGCGCTGTGTCGGTGAGATAAGAGGCGCACCATTGTTCCAAAGGTCGAGCAAGCCCTTGAGCCATTCATTCGCCTGTGGGTTTTTGTGCGTGTCGAGATCAAGCACCCAGACGTTGCCGGATGCCTTGCCTGTGATCAGGCCCATGTTCTGACGTGTACGGTACTCGCCCTGATGGCCATACCATTGGTCAAACACGTCCTGCGTTGTCAGATCGTCTTCATGCTCCCGCCACTTGATGGCAGGGCGCTTCCACGATCCTGTGTTGGATGGCGGTAATGATGGGACAACCTGAAGGCGAAGCTGTCGATACAGCGCGGCATAATCAGATGGTCCCGCGAAATCTTCATCAAATGATATCTGGGCCATATTTTGCTCTCTTGCTTTTTAGAGCAGAATTGGTCTACAAGCGTCACGTCCATGTGACGTGCTGTTCCCAAGGCTGCACTAGAAGGGTTGGTAGTCTAAACCACTACCAGCCCTTTTTGGTTATTGGTTAGCGCCGTAATGCGCGATTAAGGAAGCATCAGAGCGACCATCATCTTTCTTGCGTCCGTAAAGCGATGCCTGACGTGGAAATAGCTGCATGGCGCGCTCTCGCGATCCATCCTTGCCTCCACGCAGGTTCACGCCCTTCTGCCACGTCTGAGGTGGCACAATGGTCGTGGGGATGTTGAGAGCGGCTAGGATACCCTCAACAATCCCCACTGAGCGTCCAAACGAGAACACGCTTGTGACGCCCTGTCCCGGCATTGCTCCGACTCGCTCGACAAAGGCTTTATCGGCAAAGCCCTTCGCGATCTCATCCGAAAGAAGTTGAGGGCTCACTTCATTCTTCTTTTTGCCACTGCGCGTCACCTCGACAGTCGGCATATCGACAACCGTCACGTCACCCGTCTTTGTGTCATAGAACGCAATTGCGCCGCTAAGTCCCGGATCAATACCAAGTATAATCACTTAAATTTTTCTTTCCGCACTTCAATCATTGCGTCAGCATATTCATAAGACATACAGGCCGCTGCCCATGTGTTGGTGGTTTTTTTACAGGCTTCAGCCAGAACCTTTGCTGCAAAATAGTCCCGTAATTCCATGTCAAAGGCATCAACTGCCTCTTTAACTTCGTCTTCCATAACATCTCCATCATTACATAGTTTTGGCGTGAATGCGGCCCGTGACTGTTTCATCACGAACACCGCAATAATACCCTAAGGCTTTAAGAACGTCCGGCTTGATAGAACGCAACTCGTTTTTCAAGCTGGAAAGTTCATTTTCCTTTTTCAGGACCTTTGTGTTAATTTTGAGCCACTCCCGCTCAACGGGCGTAATCGCGCTTTTGGCCATATTGTCCTCCCAAGGCTATAATTAACGTGTGCGGACGCAACGCAGAGTATCAGCAGGGGCGACAGGACTTGGCCCCACCACAAACTTTGCACTTGGATCAACATTTTTGCGAAACTTTGCAACGCTGTTTTTGATGCCCGTTTTGCGGCGAGAATGACCTTTTGGGCTTTTACCCAAATTATCTACAGCATCAAAACCGTCACCCACACTCAAAAGATCTACTGGATAAACAAAGCGCAACTTTGACTTTGGAAGCTCTGCATTTTTTATAATGTCGAACATAAATAAAATACCTTAAATTAATATATTATCGTAAGCACCGTTTGGCGCACTTATTAAATCTCATAACAATTTTAAAATAGCAACAACTTTTTTACCCTCATTGTGCTTGACAAAGGTTTCCTGTTGATAGAGTATATAGCCCATACGAAACGTCAGGAACTTTATGACCCCCTTTGAAAAGTACGACATCGCGCACCTGTCGCCATCGTCGTGTAATACCTTCACGGCTGCTCCAGCGGCTTTCATTTTGCAAAAGTGCATGAAGAAAAATTCCCCTGTAGGGCCTGCGGCGCACCGTGGAACGTCTGCCGAATCTGGTGTGGTGTTTGGCCTTATTAACCCTGATGCAAGCGTCGATGAATGCATTGCCGTTGCTAAGGATGAGTACAACGCACTGACAGCCCTGATCTTTGACGGCAGCGTCGATAAAGAGCGCAATTCGATTGGCGACTTTGTGCGTATGGGCCTTGCAGAGTTGCGGCCATATGGCATCCCATCGTCCACTCAGGGTCACATTTCAGTTGAGGTAGAAGGCCTCAGCGTACCGCTGATTGGCTATTATGACTTTGAGTGGGAGCATAAGGGCATCCTGATCGACTTAAAGACATCGCACCAGCTTCCAAGCAAGATCAAGCAGCCACACGCACGGCAGGTTTCCCTGTACAAGGCTGCGCGTGGCGACAACTTGTCTGCGCGCATAAGCTATGTGACGCCAAAGAAGACGGCGACATATGAACTTGAGAATTATCGCGAACACCTCAAGGCTCTTGAGACTGTGGCTTTGACAATCCAACGCTTCCTGTCCCTCAGCGACGATCCTTTGGAGCTTTGCTCTTTTGTGGTCCCTGACGTGGACAGCTTCTATTTCAATGACCCCTTGACACGCCAAGCCGTGTTTGAGACGTGGGGTCTGTAACAAGTTTCCGCATAAGCGGTAAGGCATGCAGTCGGCCAAATGGCTGCAAAATGGTAAAAGGTAAAATGAAAATGGCACTAGGTTTTAACTTCGCAAGCGCCGATAACGGCGAAATTATTCCAATCATTAAGTATGATGCAAGGTCTGGGCGCATATCGCGCCGTGATCGTGTTGACGGCATAAATGATGAAACCGATATTACAAATACGTTTAAGGCAATCTTTGATTTTGAGAATATCGAAACAGGGACCATCAACTTTAACACTGGCAGCGCGCCTGACTTTGCGGTTGTCCGCATTGGGGAACAAATCCCACCGCCTCCTACACCGGATCATAAACCGGGAGCCCGTATCCTTATAAAGCTGTCAAAAGAAAATGGCGGTGACATTCGCGAATTGGCTTCAAATGCTAAGTCTTTCTTGCGCGGCTTAAACGCTTTGCACGATGATTACATTTCCGGTGTGGTAGCGAACAAGGGCAAGCTTCCTGTTGTGGAAGCAGGAAAAGCAATTGGGATTTCAACTGGCGAAGGTGCGCGCAAGTCCACCAACTATTCGCCAAATTTCAAGATTGTATCTTGGGTGGATCGTCCTGCTGACCTTGTATACATCCCCAAGTCGCGTAACGCCGCAGCATCGTCTGCTGGCTATCCGCCATCCACTGGTGGCACAAAAGTGAGCGCACCTTCAGATGATTACGTTCCCGGCTTTGACGAGGACGATGATTTTGGCTAAGTGACCAAGGGGAGGCGGGGCTGAGGCCCCGCTTCTTTTTGGAGATTTATTATGCGGTTTCTTTTTACGATGCACATGCCAAGCTTTGGGGGGCACCCTATTCATCAAATTATCGGTGACCACCCAGCAAGATCTTTGGAAGAATTGGTCGAAGAAATCGGTAATTCAGACTTCATTATCATCAGCGAAATTTACAAAGATGATGGCAACAGGACAAAGGTAGCGAACCCTGATTACTTTCAAAAGGGTGAGGTTAGCCTAAACTGTATGCATATTGGTAAGGTTAAGGTTTTTACGCCATGAATAAAAAGCCCTGCAATCATAATTTCCCATCATATGAGCCATGCCCGTTTTGTATTGATGAACACGTCTTTTTCCCAAACCCTGAATATAAGGGCATGAGCGTAAAAGAGATGGTCACAAAGATGAACGAGGAAGAGCGGGATATGGTTAACCACCCTGACCATTATACGCAGGGTAGCATTGAGACAATTGATGGCATTCAGGCCGCTCTAGCGCCTGAAGAGTTTCACGGATATTGTAAGGGCAATGCCTTAAAATACATTTGGCGTGAGCGCCACAAGGGCCAGAAAGAAAGCCTAAAAAAGGCAATCTGGTATTTAAATAGGGCTATTAATCTTTAGATCCGTCATACACGCACTCGCCACGAAAATATGCTTTTTCGTTAATAACCTCAACCAGTTCCGGCGGCAAAAATACGCCGTCTTTAAACGACAAAACCGCAAACCCTGAGGTATGCGGTGATGAGTTGTTTTCTGCGTAATCAAATTGCGGCCCGTGCGGGTTTGCTAGTGTTCCGGTGTCAACACCATATCTACGGCCATTATAATCCGACCAAGGCGTCACAGCGAGGCGGTGGAGATGTCCAGTGACAATAGAGCGCCCAGACTTTAACGTGTTGTTGTACGTTGCGTGAATGCCGTTGTGGTAGCGATGCTTGACCATCACATTTTCATTAATCATTGTGGACCATGTAAAGTCCCAGCGGTCAAACTTATCATCTAGGCGGCTCACAACGCCTTCAAATTCCCTTGCGTTAGCGCAAAGGGATTTATCAAAACGGGCGTCATGGTTGCCTACGTTCCAGATCTTGGCGCAACCCTTTGGCAGCACTTCTTCAATCTCGCTTAGGCGGTCCTGACAGGCCTCAAGTTCCTCCTTGACGGTTGGCAGTTCTGCCCAGCCTAAAGGCGCATGGCGGCTAACCCCAGCGCCATCAAATAGATCACCATTGGCAAACATGACGCGAGGTTTCAGTGCTTTGGTTAAAATGAGCAGTGCCTCGTTGGCAACTGTGCGCTCCTGATTTGGCCACCAATGCGCGTCCGAAAAGGCAATCGCGCATCCAGTGTCAATTTCAAGATCTATTTGACGCTTGTATGCACGACCTACGTCATCTGCATTCCATTTTGGTGGGCCTACGGTTGGAACGCTTTTTAATATTATTCCGCGATCAGCGAGGTCTTTGCGCTTTTGATAAACCAATCGCTCACGGCATTGAAGCATTAGGGCTACATTTTTGGGGCTTCCGCCAGCAGAGGCCCATGCGCGAATAAACTCATCGTCCGTGAAAATAGGCGCTGCCATTAAAATTTCCTTTGAAATTATTTCAAACGGGCTGATTTTTCCCACGCTTCAATAGCTAATCGGTGCTTTGTACTACAATCCGCATATTTCGTAATTATGTCAGTCTCCCAAAGCGCACGCTCAGGGTCGATTAGCGCCAATGGAGGATCTTGGAGAGTCGGGCAATTCGACGCTAGGTTTGCCGGAGGAAGCGGCATTGGCGTCACGGATACTGCTTTCGAGCAACCGGCGCACAGCGTCAGGAGCAGTGCAATCAGGAGAAACAGCAGGAGTTGTTTTGTATATTTCGCGTATGGTATAGGTGCGCTCTGCTGCCACCCCATTGGCTTGATCTCGTTGGGTTTCGTAGGTTTGCGAAATATCATCGACTATCTCCTGTTTTTTGACCCGCAGCTTTTCAGCTTTTTCTAGAGCCTTTGCATATGCCGCATCGCACTGCCAATCGCGGACCTTGTAGCCAGAGGCTACACCAATGACCAAAGCGCCTGCCAATCCATATATCATTACTGGGTTGATTAAAGCCATTCTGCATACTTCTTCGTCTTGAGCCTGCGGTCATCGAGGCCGTGTGTGCCCCCGTTGATACGTTTTGTGAGCGCGAGGATAGCGTCTTCACCCGTGCCTTGATCGCAGATCGACCATAGCTTGTTGCGGTCAAAGAACCAAAGGGCGCTTTCAAAGCAGAGTTCACCAGCAACCAGATCCGGATTAGTCATGACATCTGGCCGACTAATGTAGTTGGCAAAGGCTTGGTAATTGTCCTTGCCCGTAAGCTGAAGCGCGCCACGGCCACGATATTCCCATCCATCTCCGCTTCCTTCAGGGCCGTTGCCCATGCGGTTGGCATAGACACGATTAGCTATTTTTTGCGGTTGACGTTCATACGCTCTAGCCATTGCTTCAGTTGGGAAATACTTACCAAAGATGCCGCGAAGCCCTTTGGCCCCGTAGTTAAGGTTTTCGCTAAAGGCTTTGAATCCGCCAGATTCATGCGCTGTTTGAGCAAAGAAATGCGCTGCACGATTAGGCGATAATTTATAAAAAGCCGCAGCTTTCTTATATGTTCCCGGACCGAATGCACCATCTGCCGTTACTCCTATTTTCTGTTGAAGGTTTATAAGGCTCATTGTCCGGCACTCCGCCAGTCAGGGAAGTCATCTGCATCAACCACACCATCGTCGTTTACATCATAGCGCAGGTCGTTGCGGTACTTCTCCCACGGCTCCATATCATCGTCCTCTTCAGGAGTTTCAATAAAGACTGTACCATTTGGGTCATCGTAGGCCTTGGGTGCTTCTGGTTCCGGTGCTGGCTCTTCGGGTTCCAATGGGGTTTTAGGTTTGATACCTACGTTATTAAGACTTAGACCGCCCAGCAGGCCAACAAAAGCACCGACAATGGTATTGAACGCAGGGCCAACCAACTCAAAGATTTTGTCGTTATCGACACTATCATTAAACAGGCCAAACATTAGCGCACCGACAACAGCCACCATAAGCATAGCCAGCGTCAATACCGTAACGCGCAAAATCCATTCAACTGTATCCAAAGGCGCAGGGCGGTTGGCAGAAAATCCATCCCAGAAGCTCATGTTAATTCATCCTAAATGCAATTGCTGAAAGCAATGCGATTGTGAAGCCCGCACTACCGATCATGACGGCTTCAAGGCGCTTGATACGCAGTATGGTTTCGCGCCAGCGTTCAGCGCAGACGGCTTCGTGCGTGGTCAAGCGCAAATTTATCTCATCATCAATCATCTGTCTTCCTTTAAGTCATTACAATTGGTTTTGTGGCATCGACTACTGTCCCGAATAGTGTAGCTACAGGGGATGTTGTCAGGTTTATTGTAAAGCTCGTCTGGTTACTACCACTATTGTAAACTGGGGATTGTAAGTTGCCAACAACGGTCGTGCCGTCCACTTTTAGTGTATTAAAGAACCCGGCAGGTGCTCTTCTGTCACCTTGAAAAGAAACAGTATAAGTACTTGCGTTGCCGATACTTGTACCCCTTGAGTACACGGCTACGATTGTCACACCTTTAAAAGTCGCTCCTATTGGGGTTATGGAGCCGGGAGTGCCTTGAATACTGCTCGTCAGAAACCCATAATCGTTTATAAAAACTATACTGTTAATCTCACTTTTGCCGACATTGACAATATATGAGCCGTCTACAGCCCCACCCATCACTGCACACATCATGCCGGTCATTAGGTAATTCCTGCACCAGAGATCAAGAATGTGGGTGTAGCGCCACCGACCACACATAGAACAGATACCATGCCATTTGGTGCAAGGGTGCGCGGAGTGCCGGTGGTTGTGGTCCCAGCAATCCGAAGAACAACACCTGTTCCCGCAATAATGGTAATTGAGGTTGTGGCCGTGTTGCTGTTGACGATGACAAAGGCATCACCGGCAGAGAATATGCTAGGGTTAAGCGTGACATTGCTTGTGGTGTAGATATGCTTACCAACATCCCCAACCACTGCTGGGTACGCTGTGGTTTGCAAATTCTGGGGAAGCTGAAGATAGCCAATTGCCAGTGCGGTCCCTGTTACAGTGCTTGCATAGGTAGCTGTCGTAGCGGTTGTGGCGGTTGTGGCGGTTGTGGCGGTTGCGGCGTTACCAGAAAATCCTCCGATAAAATTTGGTGCTGCAAGGGCCACGAAAGATGCAGATGTCGTAGTTGCGCCAGCACCACCAGTGTTTGTCTGGCTAATTGTATAGCTTCCAGCACCGCCTGTCGTGCCAGATACTTGGGCAACAACTGTGACCGTTGTCCGATCAGTGAAAGTGCCGCCAGTAATGGTTCCAAGTGTCATCCCAAGCCGGATTGTGCCAGTTACCCCTGTAGTGATAAGGGTGCTTGCTGAGGCTGCGATTGTCCCTGTAAATGTCGCTGAATAAGTAGCAAAAGTAAAGTTTGCAGATGCGCCCAAAAGACCAGAATTGTTAAACTGAACCTGTGTGTTGCTTCCGGCGGCGGCAACGGAGGATGCATTTGTATCTGCAAGGCTAATATTGGTGCCGTCAGAGATGATTGCCGTTCTCTTACCTTGCGGAAGGACGAGGCTGGTTCCGCCGCCACCTGAAGATATGGAAATGGTGAAAGTGTTTGTACCAGTATTAACAACGTTGTTATAAACAAACCAGAAACCGCCAACAGCAGACGGAATTTGATACGTTACGCTGTTTGTCAGGGTTGCAGTTCCCGTTAAACTTGTCCCGATAATCAGGATCGGTGGTGTATATTCATCGGCTGTTAGAACGATAGTTCCGGATTGCGATTGGGGGTTCTTAATGGTCTTGCCACCAAAGGCAGCGTCAATGTCATTAAAGTTGGCATTGAGCGGAACATCCCAAGTGGGGCTTGTAGAGTTATATGCCGGAAGGGCGAGGTCTTTGTTTGCTGTTGCCACCATTTTAAAATTCCTTAAATTGCCTTCTGAGCCACATCTAACGCCCTTACAATAGCTTGGTCAGGTTGTTGCAGCAATGTCTTTGTACCGCTATCCTGCGACCGCTTGACGGCCTTGTAGCGGCTCATCAGTCCTTGGACCAAGGGCTCGACGCTGGAGTGAACCGCGCCACCCTTTTTGTACGCGATCCGACCGCCTTTAGCCTTGCCACCAAGTATGGCTGGCATGTTCTTGGACCACCACTTTGCGGTTTCACCCTTTTCATCACCAAAGGTTTTTAAGGCGCTTTTTATTGCGGGCTGCGTGTAGCTTGTAATGGTTTCATTAAGGTCATTGATTGCATTTCCGGCTTGCGATGTAACGTAGCGCGTTGCAGCCTTGGTGGCGTTATCAACCACCTTGGATACTGTGGGGCTTGTGGCGACATTGCGCTTACTGAGGGCCCTGCCTGTGGCATCTACGGCCTTTTTGGTTCCATAGCCACCGGCTACTACAGGGGCTAAAAGGCCAAGCTTGGCAAGGGCTGCGGCGCTTAGGCCATCATTTAATAATGCATAGGTAGCCGCAGTGCCAATACCCGATCCCGCTACCAAGTCCCCGATCCGCTTTCCTATTTTACTAGCCTTCTTTTCTCCAATTTTAATGCCCTGTGTCGCGGCGTCAATTAGATTTATCCCGCTGCGATGCATGGTGCTTTCCGCAAGATCACTAACATTGCCAAGCATTTTTTGGCCCTGATCCCAGCCATCCATAAGGATTTTACGGCTTTCTGTTGGAATAGCCCCTAAGCGTTTTGAAAAATCACCAAAACCAAATTGCCCCTTTGGTCCCGCAAGATGCTGCATAAAGCCGTTTTGAAGGCTTTCCCAAGTTTGGTCAGCGCCATTAGCTTTAAGGGTGGATTTCATAACGCGCAGAGCCTTAGGTCCAGCATTAAGGACGGCATCCATAGCCGTTTCTGGAGCCTCTGAAAGCGTTTTAGAGAAAAATTTCATGGTGTCGGACAATTGGGGAGGCACATAATTTGTGTATGCCACAAAGTCATCGATTGCATTTTTAGCTGTAGATGCTGGATTTAAATCACCAGCAAGATCGTCAAACCTCTGACGAACCCCAAGTGCGGTTTTAGCTGCCGCATCACCTAAATATTCGTAACCCTCTTGGCCAGCTTTCATGATTCCGGCGGGAAGCTTTACACCAAGGTTGTACGCATATTTTGCGGCGTCCTTAACAGCGGCAGGGCTGATGGCGTCACCGACCTTATGCGCGGCTCCCCCTACGAGGGCACCCAAGCCCGCTTGTTGGAGTGCGGGCAAGCCGTAACTTTTTCCCGATAGAAAGTCCTCAAGACCTGTTCCGCCTTGTGTCAGGCCGAACGCCGCCCCCTGCCCCATAGAAGAGAGGATGCCCTGACCGATTTTGGACGCGCTAGAGGCAGCGCCCGGTAATGAGCCAATAACAGAGCGCGGTAATGAAGCAAGAAATCCTGCCCCAGTACCGAGCATAGATGCTGTTGGACTTTCTACGTTGCTGCGCCTTTGTACGCCCTTTGCGGTAGTAACAAGGTCGCCATATGATTTGTCACTAAACGGCTTTGCCATCAAAGCAGCCAAATATGGTTGTGTTCCCAAAGTTGCCATGTCAGCCGCATTACTTATGAATGTTCCAAAAGCTCCAAGCTTGGGATTATACTCTTGTTCAAGCTCTGCTTTTATTTTTGCTGCGCGCTGGTTTGTTTCCCTTAACAGGGCAGCACGTTTTTCAAAAGGTAGGGCGTCTATCCCGGCCCTGTACTTTTCCAACTCCGTTTGCTGGGGCGCTGGCTCATTAAATCTTGACCCATCCCCCGGAGGCGGAAGGGTTGATATGCTTGGATCAAAAGCGGATGGTCCTCCAACCCCATCTCCCTTCGGAGGCAGGGGCGGGGGCGGGAGGCCGTTTGGATTGTACGCATACTCATCCATGCTTAATTCCTTACATTCCGTTAACTAAGTTGAGAACACCAGCGGCTCCGCCAATGCTCCTGTAGTTTTTATCAAAATATTGACGTGCGGTTTGATTTCCAATGTTAAATTTAAGGCTTGGGTTGGCCCTAATTTGATCCGCAAGCTTTTTATTGTTGCTGAAATAGAAGTCGGCCTTGCTGCGGTCTACCCAGTACTGCGGTGGGTATGTTTCCCTAAATGCAACTCCACGTTGGCGTGGATTGCCCTTATAGTTAATGCCAAATTGATACTCTGCATCAGCGGCTTTATTTGCCTGCCGCACACCAGAGATCAGACGTCTTGCACCCTGTTCTGTGTTTAACAGATTGGGGCTTGAACCAACAAACTGTTCCATAACCTTGTAGCCCGCAGTGCCAATAAATCCGGCTGTTAAGGCATCACGAAGACGGTTAGCTGACTTTTGTGCATCTTCAGCACTTGCAATTTTATTTGGATCAAAAAATGCCGGAAGCCCGAAAGCTGCTGAAATTTGATTGAGGGAAGCGCCGTATTTAACAATTTGGTCTGCAAAAGGACCTTGGAATCCGGCTGGAAGCTGGTCAACCGCTTTTTCAAATTCTTTCAAGGTCACTAGCGCATTGTTGTTCTTCTGCGCTTGCTCACCAAGTCGCGTGAGTTCTTGTGCGCCAACCGTTGCGGCCTCAAGTGCTTCCGCACCCAACGCTTCAGGTGGGAATTTCTTGTCTGTATATGAAAGCACAGCATTAGCCAGTTCAGTCTCTCCTGCCAGCATCAAGGCATTGGCCTGTTTACGCAAAGTTGCCTCATCTGCATTATAATCAATTGCGCCCATAGTAACTGGCCCCTTGGGCTCAGTTGGCGAAGGAGCAGTGGCAGGGGCACCATCCGGTGATGGCGTGGCAGCGCCAGTCGCCGGAGCAGTCGGTGATGCACCTGACGCATTAGTGCCTGTATTTGGCACTTCTCCAGCAAGGTTAAACTGGTTCATTTTTGCCAATGCTTGGTCGTACAGGCGATTAAGATCTGGGTCCTTTTTGCCCAAAGCATCTAATGCGTTAATTGCATTGCGGGCGTACTCAACCCAGATCTTCAACGTATTCGCACCTTGGGTCATTGCATTTTGCCAAGCTGCCTTGGCCTCAATTGCGCCGTTCGCGGCCTGCTGCTCTGTCGCACGGGCTTGCATTTCCTGAGCAGCCGTCTTACGGCCTTCAAGCTCAAATGCGCGCTGCCCTTGGAATGCCTGCGCCCCAGCGCCAAGGCCAGATGCCAATGCTACGCCAAGGTTTTCTGTTGGCGCAGTGCCAAAAGCAGCAAGGCCCTGCAACGCAGCAAGCACGGCGTCAGTTTCACCATGAAAGAGGCGTGGAAAAAATTTCTTTGTGCTGGGATCATAGGCTGGCTTGATCTTCTTTTCAGGCGCTGAGGTACGGGCTAACCCTGCTACAGGTGGCGTACCAGCAACATTAGAAGCCGGACCAATAGCACCCTTATTTGCTACCAAGTTAGGGTTTGCACCAACAAGACCCGGCGCAATAGATGGCACGCCAGCAACGTTAGGTTTTCCAAGAAGCTTAGAGGCAACAGGGTCTGGCTTATCAACAGTTAGCCGTGCCAGTTGCTCTGGTGTGGCCGTGGGTATTTGCGCGGCTAAACCTGCTTGCATAGGCTTTATTGCTTCTGGTTTAAGCCCACCCATTCCGGGTGCTGGTATAATGTCTTTAAATTCTATACCTTGCATAGCCCTTTGGAGATCAGCTTTTTCCGCCTCTTTGCGTTTGTTTTCTTCAAAATCAATTTGCTCTTGCTGCGATTGTGAATAGGTTGGCGTAACAGCGCCCGCATCCTGATAGCCATCACGGCCAGCAAGACCGCCTAATGCGCGTTCTTGGCGGCTCAGGCGCTTTGCCTGCTGCCCCATGTAATTATGCGCCCAATTAATAGCGCCACCGACAGTTGGGTTCTTTCGCAGTGGTGGGTTAGCATTAATTGCCTCTTGGCTAACATACCGGCTTATTGGCGCGCTTGGATCGGCGTTAAGCACTTTGACAGCGGTATCTGGGCCTAAGAAGTGGGCAAGATACACGTTACCGGCATCCGCCCGGTGTCCACCACGCTCAATAATTTTGGCGTTGTTTGCAATAAACCTTGGGCCCATTTCCGAACTAATTGAGGCTCCTTCTGGGCTGTGCTTTAGGTTAACGATCTCACGGTCGGACATACCTTTTGCACGGTCAGGATAGTTTTTGCGGAATTCTCCAACAAATGTGCTGTCAATAAATTGATATGGACCTTTTGCTGAAGACGAAGGGTTCTTGCCCGTGCCCTCACCAGCATGGATAAGGCGCGCAATTTGAGTGATGCCTGTTGGCAATGGTGCGCCTTCCATAGGCGCATTAAGACCAGCTTCAGCAAGCTTAGAAGGCATCTTTGGGGTACCCGGTTTTGTGGCTTGCGCCTTAGCCATAATTTTCTTAGGCGCGGTTTCATTGGGTGCCATAGGCCCGCGCTCAAGCATATTTTCAGCGGGTGGAGGCGATGCATCAGCGGCACCAAGGCCCTGATTTTCATCGTGCAAATTATGCAGATTGAAATAGCGTTCCTGATCAAGACGATCTGGGAAATTAGCCATCTTTGCAGCAAGCGGATTAAGTTTGCGGCGGATGGCAACAAGGCCGGGGCTGACAATTTCCTCTTCAGGCATTCCGCCTTCAGCAAAATGGCCACGGCGCATAGCATGCTGCGTTGCGTCATGATAATCAACGGTCTTCATGCCATGATCATGATCGACAGCATGAGGCCTGTGATGCTCGACCTCTTGCGCGATCAGACCAATCTGAGTGCGCGGGTCGCCCTTATAATTAAAGCTATGAACCTTCTGGCCATCAAAAAGCTCACCGATTGGGCGAATGTTTTCCTTCATGCGCTCATCAGAGAAGATCTTGCCAATCGCGCCAAGGCCCTTCTTAACAATTCCGCCACCGGGAATAAGGCTGGAAGCCAATCCTGCCACTTGGCCGATAGCCTTCCCAGTTCCACCACCGCCACCGCCGCCATCACCTTGGGCGGTCATAAGTTGGCGCGGTTGTGAATTTGATTCCGGAACAATGCTGTCGCCATTGGAATAAGGCAGCGAACCGCCCATGTCGCGGTGAATGCGACCGCCTTGGTTCATCATGCCCGCAATGCTAGACGCAATTTTTACAATTTGGCCAAGGTCTTTTAATGATTCAGAACCAGAGTTGGTTGGCTCAACGGAACCACTAGCCACAGCAAGCTTTTGCGCGGGCGTTCTTTCTCCAAATTTCATTTCTGCTTTTGGTGCGTCGATTTTGACCGGTGCCATTGAGCCGTTATTAGCATTCGGTTGAGCGGCGAGACCTGTAGGTTCTGGCTTACTTGCTTCCAAAGCAGCCCTTGCAAGACCAGTTTCTTCTTCCCGCTTTTTAGCTTCAAGGTCCTCAATCTCGCCGCCGAAAGCTTTCTCTTGCTTATCCAAAACGCCAACGGTTCTGCCAAGATTGGCAAATGAATCAATGGCATTGGCAGCATCAGCGGCTTCATTAGAGGGATCTTCTTGCAAGCTTCTCGCGATCATCAATTCACGAGCTTGAGAATCCTGTGTAGGAATGCCCTGCATCCCATTAATGCCACGTCCTGCGGCAATTGCATGAAGCTGCCTATACAACTCAGCCATGTATGCAGGATCAACGCCAGCCAAGCCGCCATCTGCAAAGCCTTGACCGGCCTGCATGGGGTTTACGCTGCCACCCATGCTGTTTACCAAACCGCCAGCATAGAAATGGCCGCGATCAGCAGCTTTGTCTGTTGCCTTATCGTAATCAACCGTGCGGTAGTTATTGCTGGAACCGACAGCGTTAGGATGATGGTGTTCGACTTCCTGCGCGATTAGACCAATCTGAGTGGTTGGGTCGCCTTTGTAGTTATAGCGATAGATGTGCTGGCCATCATAGGTCTTACCAACCTTCTGAATGTTTTCCTTTAGGCGCGCATCGGAGGCAAAACCACCCGGCTTAGTTGTTGTCGTTGTCGATCCGGAAAGAGCGCCAAGGTTTCCTGCGATGTCAGCCTCAAACTTAGCGGTCTGAAATGGATAGGATTGCTCTTCTTTAAACTGGTTAAGTATTGCTGTGTCTAAAGCCTGATTAGTTGCCTGCTCCACCTGACCGGCATTCATTTGAGCTTGACCGCCTGCAATTGCAGAGTTTTGGGCAGTTGTTCCAAGGGCAGCAACATTTTGCCCCGTAGTTGCGAATTGGTTAAAGCCCTGCTGGCCAAGCGCCGCCATGCGGTCAGCCGTCTGTTGCTGCGCCGTGCGGTTTGCCTGTTGCGCGGCAAGGTTAACACCCTGTTGCCCGACAGCCGTGTTCAGAGCATTGTTATAACCCTGATTTAAAAGGTTGCTGAAGATCGATGCATCAGCGAGACGCTGTTGCTGCTGAAGGTTTGCAGCGGCAATGCCGCCACGATCACCGCCAAAAGCGCCTTGGCGAATAGCATTACCGGTCTGGCCGGACATGGCATTCTGGTTCTGCTGATTAAGCAAACCAGCAGTGCCCTGCAAAACGTTTTGAAGATATGGCGACATGTACTTGTTAATGGCTTCGCCGTTGATGTCGCTTGCATTGACATCCTGACCGCCTTGATACGCATAGCCGGTGGCAGAATTAAGATAATCCTGCCCCTGATTAAGGCCAGCGCCGTATGCATTACCGGCATCAGCATAATATGGCTGCGCCTGATTGGCGGCAGCATTAATGTTTGACATCCCAGATCTCTGGGTTTCGGTCAGTGGCGCAACAAACTCCCCGCCATACCTTTGGAATGGCTTGGCAGCAGCAGCCGAAGCACGGGCATTGATGGCATTATACCGCGCAAGCACCTCAGGTGGGATGCTGATTGTCTGTGTACTTTTAGATCTCTTGCCCATTTAATGTTCCATTCTGGAGTTTCTGCCAGTTGTCGCGCCATAGAGAAAAAAAGCGCCGCTTGGTTTCCCAAACTCTCTTTCATACATCCTTATCTTAGCTTCAGTCCTGAAGTTGGACAATACACCAATTATTAAAGGAATTCCAAGAGTATCAGATACTTTTTTACTAAATGCACACAAACGCCTTGCACGTCCGCCTTTTGCGCTGCGGAATTTGGGGTGAATAAAAATAGCCCTTTCTTCAACAACAGGCACGTCTGAGTACCACATCTCACCAATGCGAAGAACAACAATACCTTCAATTTGGCCACCTTTAGGGCCAATCAAGCCAATAATACCGTGATCTTGGCATAGGGCTGGATAAATTTCTTGAACCAGTTTTGTTGGACTTGCGTCAAGAAAACCATTCTCTTCAGTTGCTTGCATGGCAACAACCATAATGTCATCAATGTCCTCAGGTGTCCCAATACGAATATGAAGGTCATCCGGGTTTGTCTTATCTACCATAACTAATCCTTTTTAGGTCCGGGAAGATTTTGAAGCGTCTTCACCGTTTCTCTACGCATACGTTTTACAAATTCATCAAGGACACGGTGGCCAAGCTCAAGGTTACCACTCCCAATACCTAACACTTCCTCAGGCGAGATAACATGCTCACCACCAGCAGCAACAATAGGAACCGTTGCGGCACCACCCTCAGCCTTACCCGGCAGAGGTTCATTGTATGGCGTGTCAGACTGCCCATAAGGCTGTGACCCCTGCTCATAAGGGTTCCCAGAAAACATCAGGCGCATGATCTTAAAGCCAGCCATTGTATTGCCCTCACCAGCCGCAGAGACGATGTCTGCGGGGATGACATATGAACCTGACGGCACATGCATGGGAAGATGGTCTGTGCGGCCCGCTACGGCGCTGTGGATCGGTCCTGTGTGAACTACTTCTCCACCTGTCGCACGAGCCTTGCGCGCAGTTGAAAGCGCCGCTGCAATAGCTTGGTCACGGGGATGGCCAGCATTGATCATTTCGGAGATGTTCCCGCTGATGGCTTTTTGAGATTTACCCTTTGAAAGTGGCATACTGGCCTCACGAATAGCTAACGGAAAGAATTTGACCTGTGCCGGGAACCACAAGTATGCCTAACGCAACAGGAAAGTTTAATACTGTAACGCCGACAGTGTTAGGGATAACAAACACGGTTCCAGTTGTGACCGCTGTTGTGTTAGAATCATAAATAGATCCAGTAGTAGATCCAGCAGTTGTAACTATAACCGTGCAAACACGTCCTGCGTTGGGAAAAACTAGCGTGGCGGTTGATATGTCTACCACATTTCGCACACCAGTTACGTTTAAAATCGCCTGAGATATTGCGCTCAAACCGGTAGCAATATTTTGGGCTGCTGATAGAACGTCTGAAACTGAACGCATTAGAACTTCCCATCCTGCTGAAAGCGGTAACGAATGTTACCAATACGCCAAAAACTGCCAAGGTCATTACTTGATATTGTGATTGAAACCAACCTACCTCGAAAGCGTGGAGTGATAAAAGTTGTATTTACGGTCACGGGATAAGGGCCAAAAGCGGTTGGCGTTTGCCCCGGATAATCAGTAACGTTAAATGTAATGTTGACGGTGGCGGACTGCGCTCCGCCATATTCGCCCCACTTCATATCTGGCCATACTTGGTCAACAAATGTTTTCACGTCACCATCAGACATGGCGTAATAGCCAGTTGTAAAGCTGGACGGGATAACAGCACCATCAGCGTTGTTAGATGTTTCATGTTGGTACAGATAGCGGTTGGTAGGATCTGCTCCAATCGGCTTACCGGCAACGGATTGATCGATCCAAGCTGAACGAGGCAATGTGCCATAATCCCACTCTAAAAGAGCGGTGTTGAGCTTGACATATGCTGTCACCTCTCCACCACTGCTTCTTGTTGGATAATACCACGTCACTTCGTTAAAACGAGAATTGACGGCAGCGCGAATTTTATCAACTTGAGTCGTATCAAGGTCTTGGAAAATAACATCCCAAACAGGGCATGGGACCGGTTTTACACCATTACTTGCAAGGGTAAAAAACTGAGATCCGCTCATCCAATAAACAACGTCATTGATGATTGCGGCTGCTTTGTGGCCAACAAGGCCACAGCCGAAGCCCATTTCATTAAAGGAATAAACGTATGGCTGGCCAATATACTGCATAGTCCAAAGGCCAAGATCGGTCCAGACAAGGCCCTGTTGAGGCCCCTGCAAACAGCCAACAATCTTTGAGCCGCGAGGAATGCGATAAGACCCGGCTTGGTTTGTGTACTGAGCAACCCAAGTGTTATAATTATTTGCATCACACCAGCGAATTAAAAGCGGATCTTGAATACCTGTAAATGTTGACCCCCAAGCAATGATCTGTCGCTGTGGCATGGCCACGAACATCCCGTCATTAACGGGAGGCGCAGTAGGAATAACAACAGCCGTCTGCTCCCCTGCCGTGGGGCTCCAAATGTATATAGGTTGGAATATTGCCTGATTTTCAGGAGGGAAAAAAGTTGTAGGACATGCAACAAGAAGCTCTCCCCAGTTGTCTAACGTCCAATCATCGCAACCTATGTCTGCCCCATTGGTTGGCGTAATGGGAACGCCAGTTCCATAACCACCAATGCCATAACCACCAACGCCATAGCCAGTGCTTGTAATTGGAGCACCGGTACCATAGCTGTAAAGATAGCGCGCATTGCCGCCATTTAATGAGAAAGATGCAGATGTTACAGACGCGCTTGATCCACCTGTGTTTGTCTGGCTAATTGTATAACTTCCAGCACCGCCTGTCGTACCAGATATTTGGTTAACAATTTTGACCGTTGTTGATGAGGAAAAAGTGCCGCCAGTAATGGTGCCAAGCGTCATTCCAACTTCAATTTTGCCAGTTACCCCTGTAACAACTAAGATGCTTGTTCCAGCCGCAATCGCCCCTGTTGAAAATGTCGCTGAACTAGTTGACGTGGCTTCGTTTCCGGCAAAGAATTTAAAGGTATTGGTAGTTAGGCCATCAGCAAGGACGATATAGTTTCCAAAAAGAACAATACCGCCAACAGTTGTGGCAACAAGAACTGGGAAGGTGCTACCTTCTACATACCCGTGATTGGCTAAAGTTACTGTAACCAAATTTGTGGCATTTGTAGTTGCAAAACTTGGTATTGTTGGTGAGGTTGAAGAAGTTGTGGCAGCAATAGGATTACCCAAAACATCTATAGCCTGAATTGCGTAACGCGTGTTATCGACTGTGATGCACGGGTAGAGGCCGAACAAGATTACGCCACCAATACTGATCTGTGTTTGAATATAAACAGAATCGTAAGTCGTAATGCCGGTTGTGGTCGCATCAGTTATGGTAAATATGGTTGATCCAGCCACTGACTGCACTGCCGGAGCAATGTTATCTGTGGAACTAGTTGGGGTAATTGGATCTAATGTCCCATTTGTAATGATGGAAAGGTTTGAGTAAGTTTGACCTGAAACACGCTCAGTACCAACGGCAAGATGTGCCATAGCATTGGTGTCCGCCCAAGCCAAAAGTGAGCGCACCTTTGCCACCATTTGGCTTGGATAATATCTAACCCATCCGCCAATCTTTTGAACTAAGCCAAGGCCATTGCGGTCAGAAATAAACCGGATCAGGTTTGATTCCGAAATACCTGCCTCATTCAGGGCTGGCGTTTCGGTAACATCAACGCCCGGTTTTAATTTAACTGATGCGTGAGGCATAGTTGATTACCTTGTCGGCGTTGCTGCGGGCGATACTGAGTCTGAAGACCATGCAGATCCTTCAAACTTCTTCCTGTACTCTTCAGGAACAGCACCTTGTTTGAGGACCTGATATTGAGCCTCATACGACTGAGCCATTGCAGGGTCATCGCTTTCACGGCCAAAGTTGCGTTGGAACGCACTAATGTAAATCATACTGGCCATGATAAGCATATCGGGAAGATTTGTGCTTATGAAAGATGTTCCCGTACCAATGGTCGGATAACCGTCACCACCAATTGTTGGATAAAGCGTCTGGAGCCTAGCTGTACCTGTAATTGTCAAAGGGTAATTTGAGTTAGGGTATGGGCCAACAATGATGTTGTTAGCGTTGTTTCCGCTGGTTTCGGCATCTCCACCATACATGGCAAAAAACTTTGGGACTCCAGTGCTGCTAGAGTCGTTGTAAACATTTTGTAAAAATTCTTTTGCGGCTGGGAGCAAAGGTATTTTTGCTGTTCCAGACGTTACGGAAATTGTCTGCACTGTAACAAAATCATTTGAAGAAATGCTGAATTGGTTGTTACCAGTGGTTAAGCTGTACACTGTGTTCTGGCTTTGCGATGGCAGAAAGTCCAAGTCGCGTTGAATGCGAAGCTCTGCGTAGTTTAGCATCTGCGGGATGATGACATTAAATTCAGCGTTTGTGCCAACAACAATTTGGTTGCTACTGCTATTGGTCACAGTTTGATAACCCACAACGGCCATGTTGGCGATCTGGGTTACATAGCCATTGTAAGTGAGCGGCGTTGTCTTGGGTGTTGCTGACATGGCGTCCTGCTACAATAAGGGTTATTGTTGAGTTCTACCAAATATCAATGCAATGTTCTAGTGTAGATAATCAATCATTTTTTTCGGTCATAAGCTTTAGGTTTTCAAGCAACCGCTCATTATTTGGGTCTAACTGGATGGCTAGTTCGCATTGTTCAATGGCTGCTTCTTTCATGCCAAGGTTCCAAGCTGCAATGCTTGCATAGTCATGTGGCTTTGATCCCCACACCTCAGGATCGACCGTATAGACCAATTCACGGTCTTTTATGGCCAATGCAGATAGCGCAGCGCCGTAGCATTCAGCCCACATATGCCTTTCATATGTTAGCTTGGC